ATGAAAAGAACCGAGGCCGATGTCCTGACCTTCGCCGAAATCAACCTCGACTGCATCGCGATGAACGAGGCGGCGCTCGAGCGGGATTGGGCGGAAGCGAGATTCCGGTGCCACCTCGTTTCCGCCCGATCCGCTGAGGCAGGCTTCGCAGGCGTGAACGCAGCCGCCAACTGGGTGGAGCAACAGCTCGGGCCGCGCGGTAGCGAGCCGATCGGTGGATATGCCGAGGCCATGCTCGACCTAGCGGACGAGATCGACGCCCTACCCTTCAGATAAGGGCGCGGAAATCAGGCGCGCGCCCTCCATACCATCGGGCCGAGCCTGCAGGGCAAACTGTGGAGCACCGGGAAGGCTTGGGGTTGTCCAGACGACGGCCATCCGCCAAGAATAAGGAACCGCAGTCTCAGGACGTGCGCGCCTCGATGACTTTGGCTTGGTCGTGCACCACCCAGCCAGAATCTGCTGGTTGCGGAGCCATCGCCTTCAGCTCCTCGAGGGTCGGCAGCTTTTCTGGAAGCTGGCCGTTGAATCCGGCCTGCCATTCTGAAGCCCACTTCCACAGCGCATCGCGCCAGGCGATCATCGCCACGGCATCGCCGGCGAACTGGGCTACCCCGGAATCCTTGTACGAAACGCACGACAGCACGGAGTCATAGGCATTGGACCGAGCCACGGATTCCAGCCAGTCCTGAAGAAGGGGCGTGTACCGCGCCACATAGTCCGCGAACGATGGCGGCGGCGGCTCAGGCAGGGTCTGCCGAAAGACCTCGTTCGGCTCCAGCTGGGCCTCGTCGTCCACCATCCGGTACGAAACCACGATCCCATTGCTCTCGATGCATGCGTAGCCGTTCATATCACCTCTCAAAGCTATAGCCGAGCAGGTCGACGTAGAGACCTGCGGTGTTGGTTGCACCCGACATGTTGTACGTGAAGGCCGGCGACGTGACGGGTAGGTCGTCTATGATCACTTTTGTCCCGGGCTGGATGTTGATGAGCTGCGTGTTGGCTGCGATACCTACAAAGCCCGTGGCAGGACTGCCGCCGTTGTACACCTGCAGCGCGAGGCCGCGCGCCGTTACCGGAACCAGGTTGCTGATGCTCACCGCAGCCGCTGTGGTCGCCAGGCCGTTGCTCACGGGTCTCATGTTGCCGATTGTCGAGATATAACGGAGTACGCCTGGCCGAGGGCACCAGCAGTCGATCAAGGCACCGGACGCGTCGGTCACCATGGAGCCGACATAGCGTCGAGTGCTATCCCCCGACTTCGTGTAGGAAAAGCCGACATAGGCCGCGGGCGGAGTCCCGCTCAGCTCAACCGATGCGACACCGTTCAACTGGGTGAGGTAGAGGTGATACATGGCGCTGGCCGCGAGCGTGGCGGCTGGCGTCACGACGGTTCCCTGCACCTCGACCAGTTTCCCAAGCCCAGGCACCCAAGCGGCCCCGGCATACACAGCAACGGTGGTATTGCTCGCGCGCGCGAACATCAGTCCCGAGATGTAAGTGATGGGGAAAACACCGCCAACCCTTGCTATCTGCGCCAGAATATCTGCAATGTTGTTGTCGTGCTTTCGAAGAGCTGCACTGGTGTCATCGCCCACTGACGGGTCGAAATTAACTGCCTGCTGTGCCATAGGTTCCTCAGAAATTCGCCACGTCGATGACGAGGTAGTTGTATGCGTACTGCGAGCCGCTGCTGAGCACGGTCTCGTTGGCCTGATGGCTGATGGCGTCGCTGTCTTTCCGGACCCATGTGACTTGCCCGCCACTGATCGAGGCCATCGGGAACATGATCAGCTCCATCCACGGATAGGGCGGCGCACCGCCGGGGGCGCCGATGGTCTGGACGATGTAGTTGTACGGAGAGTTGCCGGTCACGATGGCCGGGCTACCGGCATAGGATCCATTCGCCGGCGGGTTGAGCGAACTGAAGTCACCGCTGACGGCGCCGACGATCCGCATGTACTTCATGCGCGAATCGAACACCACAACACCCGTGGTCGGGTTGCGGATCCGCAACCCGACCGAGCCCTGCGCCGAGCCATATACCGGCTCGTCGAAAAGGAACCAGTCGATGGACCCGTCGGTAGCAGCCATGATGAAGTTGTATGTCACTGACGAGCCGGACCGGCTGGATGACGTCATGGCGACAGGGCTTGCCGACCGCCACGCCAGCACGGGCGAGTTCCCGGTGACGGTGATCGAGCCCAGCCGCCACTTCCCGCCGTTCCAGGACGTGGCGGGCACGAGCGTACCCTTCGCCCGCAGTGCCAGGTTCTTGTACGTCTCGTCGATCTGGATGCCGCCACTTCCGTTGCGGATGCGTACGCCGACGGCCATCAGGTCCAGAACCCATAAGTGACATCAACCGCGACGCGACTCGCCGCGGGCGGATTGTTTGCCCACGACCAACTGATCCCGGCAGTGTTGATAACGACGGTCGGCAGCACCTTGCCGGTCATCCCGTTGGCCGGAAGCGTCGAGAAGAAGGGCGTACCGTTCGCGAGTTCGGCCGCCGCTATCGATCCGTCCGCCGTGCCGGTGTTGAAGAAGCCGAGCACCTTCGTGAGGTGGGTATCGATCGTGATCAGGATCGCACCCGTCACCGGGTCACGCAATCGCAGTCCTACCGTCATCAGGGCAGCTTCCCAAACTCAATGAAAAGAACGCCAGTCGCCACGGCCGTCATGTGAATGCCGTAGTCGGGGTGCTGGCTCATCGTGAATTCGTCACCGCGAGTGACGTTGCCACCGTCCTTGTTCCACTCCCATCGGGGCAGTCCGTCGCTCGGGCGCGTCGTGGTGGACGCGATCTTGTTGCCGATCATCGCGTTGGTGATCCAGCCCGTGCCGATCAGCGCCTGGTTGATGAAGGTCTGCCCGCCCTGCACGACAAAGGGGTAGACGCTGACCGTCGCCGCCGCGCTCGCATCGATGATGGCGAATGTCGAGGCATTCACCAGGAACTGCGACGAGACCGTGCCGCCGCTGTAGTCCACGCCCACGGCAAACCCAGCGGCGTAAGGGACGCCACCGGCGGAAATCTGTGTCTTCACCACGTACGACGACGACACCCTTCCGTTGAGGCTGACCTGAGCATCTGCGACGGCCTGAACGGCGGCGGTGTTACCGGCAAGGCTCGCTGCCACGGTATCGATGCGACTGGCCAGCGCCATGTCGCCACTGACCTGCGCCTGCGAAACATTCTGGATTGTCGCGGTATTAACGCCTACGGTGGCCGCGAGCGTTTCAGTCTTCACCGCTTCGGCTAGGTCGCCATCTACTCGGGCGACCGAGTAGGTGTAGATGCCCGCCTTTCTCGTGTTCGCACCGGCCTTTGTGGTGTCGGCGCCCGCCTTCACCGGCAATCCAGAGGTCACCTCCAGCTCGTTCAGCTGATTGGCCTGGTCCTGCTGTGTCTGCGAAAGGGCGCTGATCGTCGTCGTGTGCTGACCCACGGTGGTATTCAGCTGGGTGAGCTGCGTGGCCTGCTGGCCTGTGGTCTGCTGCAGCGTTGTGATTTTGCTTTCAGCTGCGGTGGTCCGCGTGGTGAGCTGCCCCACCTTGGTCGACGCATCGTTGGCCGTGCTCTCCACATTGGTGATGTGGCTGCCAAGCGAGTTATCGGCGTTTGCGCGCGCCAGTTCTTCGGCGGCGATGTCCTGGGCGTTCTTCAGAATGTCCTGCGCCTGCTGCTGGACCTGCCCGGCGACGCCGGCCGCCGAGTCGATATCCTCCAGCAGGTCCGCCATGAGCGCAGAGCGTCCGATTGTCCCGGCCCAGTAGTCCTGCAGGAGGCTCGGGTCCGAAATGCTCTGGCCGTTGACGGCGCCCGTCTCCGGATACCACCCGCCGATGTTGCCGGCCTTGTCGACGATGCGGCCCCAGAAGAACAGCGAGGCTCCCGCAGACAGGCCGTGCAGCTCCGTGTGGCTCGTCGGGTAGGCGTACCCACCCATCTCGTAGGCGATCGTCCCGTCGGCGTCGGGGCGGACTGCGTTGGTACTGGCCCACAGCTCGGTGCGCTGCGTGTCCGACGTGTTCGGCGGGAACGTCCAGTCGAGCGAAATACCGAACGGCAGCGAGGTGGCCGTCAGGGTTGTGAGCTTCGGCGGCTCACCCGTCTTGCCGGTGACCGCCGTGGCCGGACTGAGCGCCACGACGGACGGCGACCCTGCGTTGTTCAGCGCCGTGATACGCGCCACGTAGGTTCCGGTGTAGACGCCGACGATGTCCGTGGACGTGCTGGATACCGTACCGGCCTGAATCCACTGGCCGTTGTCCTTCTGCCATTCCACCTTGTAGTTCGCCGCGCCGTCCGCCGGCGCATCCCACGCGATGGTCATCACGTTGTTGGCGATGCCCTGCTCCACCACCTGGTGGCTGGTGATGCGCACGTTCGTCGCGGGCTTCTGCGAGCCGACTGGGAGGCGGCTGATAGGAGGAATCTGCAGCTGCGCGCCGCTGTCGATGTGGGCGAACTTGCTCGCGTTGTGCTGGAGCGCGTTGATGGTGAACTGGATCTTTCCATTGCCCACGTCCTCCTTGACGTTGAGCACCTTGAACGTCTGCGTCGCCAGCTCCGGGCTTTCGACATGCCACACGGACTGGGCGACCGGGGCATCGGTGAATGCTTGGCCTACCGTCAACGTGCGGCCGTCGATTACGGCAATGGTGCGGGTCTGCGACACGCCGCTCGAATCGAGCACAGTCAGGGTGTCGCCGACCTTCACGACGTCGGGAGCGCGGTCTACGGTGACGGCGCTGGCGGTGGCCGAGCTGATACGCCCGCCCTGCCTCGCGCCCGCGCGCGCAGGGTCCTGCACGGTGATGATCTGTCCCGGTGCCGCCTTCAGACCTTCGAGGCCCACAGCGAAGCTCACGGAGTCGGTTTCGACCTGGCTGCTCGTGATGGCCCAGAGGCCAGCGCGGTGCGCCTGCCCCTGACTGGTCGCGCCGAAGGCCACGAAGCTCGTGGGCTGCAACCCGTAGCGCGCGACGCCTGCCGTGTCCTGCACGTACTCGACGGCCTGCTTGTAGCTGTTGGCCGGGTCGTTGTAGGTGACGAGGGCCGTGGTGTAGCGGGTCTTCCGCGCGCTCGACTGGTACGTGAACTTGCCGCCGATGACGTTCGACGCGTTGAACGTATAAACCGGATCCTGCGGCATGTCCGCCACGGTCGTGATCGAACCACCCATCCAGTAGGAGACGCCGCGGAAGACCGAGGCGAGGTCACCGACAAGGCGAAAGGCATCCGACTGGCTCTGCAGGTACACCGTGCAGGTGAAGCGCGGCTCCTGCCCACCCTTTCGTCGTCGACCAGCTGGTCGCAGTACTGCGCGATGCGGTACAGCTCCCACTTGTCCATCAGCGCGGGGTCGAAGCGATCGCCCAGGCCGAATCGGTCGTTGGTGCAGATGTCGTAAAGGATCCACGCCGGGTTGTTCGTCCACGTTACCTGGAACGAACCGTCCCAGACCCCGTTATAGGCCCGGGTCGTCGGATCGTAGTTCGAGGGCACGCGGATCAGTCGGCCCTTGCAGACGTAGGATCGTGCCGGCACGTTCGAGAACTGCGACGCGTCGCCACTGATCGCGACGTAGGCGCTGTTCGGGTAGCGCAGCTTCGCGTCGATGATCTCGGTCATCGAGACGACGCGCGTGGTGTCGGCCACCGTGGCGCTGTTGGCGTTGGCAGTCAGCCGGCGCACGCGCACGTTCCAGCCGGTCGAGGCCTTCGGCAGATCGATGCGAATGGTGCGCTGGTAGGCGCCCGTGGACTTGCCGTTGAAGGCGCTGTTCACGACCGTGTCGTAGGCACCGCCGTCTGTCGACACGTCGATAGCGAACTGGATCAGGTAGCCGTTGATGTCGCCGTTCTTGGTGTCGCTCTTCTGAAGCGCATCCACCTGGAGTGTCACGGAAAAGGCCGAGAGCTCCGTATTGGCGAGCTGCCGCACCCACGGGGCGTCGGATTTCAGCTCCGTCGCGATGGAGATTTCGTTCTTGACCTGGCCGTAGCCCGGGATCGAGGCCTGATCCTGCGTGCCGGTCCGCATCTGTACCGACACACCCGTGAAGTTCAGCGAGCCGTCGGCATTGGCTACCGGCGTGCCGTCCAGCTTGACCGACTGCAGGCCGTTGACCAGGCCGCTTATCTCGCCCTCGGACAGCAGGTCTTCCACCTGAAAGTACGAGATCGAGCGCAGGGTGTCGGGTGCTTCGACAGGCGTGTGCGCGCCGGCGCCTGCTTTGGCACCAGCGATACGTGGTTCAAGGCCCATGGTGTTCCCATAAAAAAGGCCCGCACATGGCGGGCCTAGAGGCGATCGGGTAGTGAAACGATCCGTCGGGATCGTTGAACGCTTACGTCATGCGGTGAGCACGGTGCCCACGTCGACATTCGACTGGCGAGAGCTGTAATCCACGGCTTCGATGCCGGCAGAGATGACGGCGCTCCCGATCTCCATCGGGCCGCCGTACAGGACCGGCACCGGGCCGCCCTGCGCGGTCGTGTTCACCGGGCCGTTGAAGACATAGCTGGCCTGGTTGTCAGATGAATCGGCGGACTTGTTGAGCTTCGGCTGGGGGCTGAGCAGCTGCACGATGCCGCCGGCGACCATGGCGATACCGGTCGAGGCGAGTGCCGCACCGAGCGGCGAGAGCGTCCCGAACGACCAGCCCGAGATGGCGAGGCCGACGACGACGAGCGCAGCGCCCATGACCGTGGTGAGGATGCCGCCATTCTTCGCGCCAGCATGGACCGGGGCGAACGTGATCATGTCACCGCCAGGCTCTTTCAGCTGGTCAAACCCGATGTTCTCGCGAGAGGCGCCTCTGCCGCGAAACACGGCGAACTCGATGCCTCGTTCAGACGCCGCCACCAGGAATTGCTGGAAACCTTCAACCATCGCGCACAGCGCGCGCGAAGCTTCGGCGGGCGTCTTCGTGTCAAGGTGAAGGCGAAACTCGCGCCCGAAGCGCTTGCCAAGCTGGCCGGTCAGTCGAATGGTGGTCGCCGTCATGATTCTGTACTCCGGGTTGAAAGTCGCCACACCGAGCGAGTCACCTCCTGCCAGTAACCGCCGTAGACGTCGCGCGAGCTCAGGCGCCCGTGCAGGTGCTGAAGGATCAGCCCGTCGCCGAGATAGATCGCCGCGTGGTTCGGCACCAGGTTCTTCGCACGTATCTGCATGAGGATCAGGTCGCCCTTCTGCAGGTCGGCCGGGCTGATCTTGCTGAACCCGGCAGCGCCCATGGCTTCATCGCCGTACAGGTCGCTCTGCCCGTCGTCCCACCAGCCGTCCTGCCGAACGGGATCGGGCAGCACAGCGCCGCGCTCCTCGGCGTACCAGTCGCGGCACAGCGCCCAGCAGTCCAGCACGCCGTGCGCCCACTCGCGCCCTACCAACGGAGCTTTGAAGCCCTCGGGGGCGATGACCTGCGTGTCCGCGATAACGGGACCATCCTCTCCCTGCATGACGCTGACGATCACCCAGGGTAGCTCGGAGGCTTCGCAACCCACACGGTCTGCCTGCGAGGGCCGTGCCGGCACGTCAGGGTGAGAGTGAGCAATGGCTGTGACCTCGCCCTCGTCGTCAGCTGCTGCGTAGTCCTCGGGCGAAAGAATGAAGTGCTCGTCGGGCGTGGTCGCCACGTTCCGACAGGGCACATATCGCTCTCGCCCCTTCCGGACGATGACAAGGCCGCAGCATTCGCGCGGGTACTCCTGCAGCGCATGGGCATGCAGGTCGGCTTGCGTTTCTGGGGTCATTTGATCAGCTGCGCTGCAGGATAGGATCCGTACGACAATTCGCCCGTAGGCCAGATGCGCAAGCGGCACGATGTGAGACGGCCACCGCATGCGTCCTGCTCGGGATCGTCAGTCGGGGTGTCATCCGCTTTCGCGACGGCGGGGCCCGTGTAGCCGCAATACGGCCCTCGGTAACCGCCTCGTGTGAGCCACCGGCAGACATTGGCGATGATCTGACCGGCGGGGAGCTGAGCGCCGCCGAAGTCCATTGGGCTGGAGAGCTCCCACGTGACCTGCGTGTTGTCCTCGCCGGACCGCCGCTCGAGCTCCCATATTTCCGGAGGGACCTGCTGCTCCGGATTGGCCGTCGGATTCACCCCGCCGAAGTTCTCGACGTCAAGGTATTTGCCCAGGGTCCGCAGGCGCGTGAGCTTGGCGCCTACGAGATCCTGATAGGCCCGACAAAGGGCGCTGATGCGGCCATCGACGTTTCCCACCGAGAGCGTAGGCACCGGCGGCTGTTCCGGGTCGAGCATGAAGCCGGCCGCTTCGATGGGCCACGGGTCGTATGTGATGCCCTGCCAGTAAATCGGGCCGACCTGCGTGTAACCGTGGAATCGAAGGATGTCTCCCGCGCCGCCGCCGGTTATCGCTCGCGCATCCAGCGCGAATAGCTGAACCCAAGCCCCGGGTTCCAGGGTCTGAATGTCCTGAAACAACGTCATGGCACGAAGCTCTCTTCGAAGACGGCTGTGAGCGTAGACAACCCCGCAATGGCGGGCGTCTCGGTGTAGCTCTTGCAGATGAAGTAGCCCTGCACACCATTGGGCGGGGTCCACAGGAACGAAGCCGCGCCCGCCCGCGCATCGAGGAATGCCTTGGGCGGGTCGAGCTCGTACGCGTACTTGTCGGCCATGGTGATATTCCACTTACGGCTGGCGTTGTTGATCCCGTCCTGCACGCGCTGGGTGTAGCCGTCGCCGTAGCCCGCCTCGAGCACGGCGAACGTCTTTGCGCCGTTCGTCCCTGCATCAACGGGAAAATCGAATACCTCAGCCACGTAACCTCCAGAGTTTTCCGCCCGGCTGCATGCTCCTGGCGAGTACCTGCTCCGCGACGGCCTGCATCTGCTCACCCAGTTGCTGACCCAGCGCCCCAGCATCGGCCGCGTTGACCTCGGCCGATGAGGTGCCATCACTGGCAATGGTGATGCTCACGGCGACCTGCACGCCGCCCGTCCCAGATCCGGTCGCCTGCCCGTCGCCAGCGCGCACAGGGCTGATCGTGCCGCCCTGGTCACCGGTAAGCAGGTAGCTCTGGCCGCCGGCGTCCTTGTAGACCTCGGGGCCCTGTTCCGCGACGCGGTAGGCGCTGCTCGGATTCACCGAGCCACCACCTGCGCGGGCACCGCCCCACGTGATCGCCGTGGATCCGCTGCCGGCGTACGTGCCACCAGTGAGGCTGAAACCGCTGGAGCCCGACGACGCGCCCGAAGTGCCCGGGGTCAGGAAGCTGAGGCCGTAGCTGAGCAACGAAGACACAGCGCGATTCGACGCCAGCCGGGTGGCTTCGGTGAGCACGGTCGAGACGAAGCTCTTGATGCTGGCCGTGCCCTTCGTCGCTGCCGTGGTCAGGAAGTCCGAAAGGTTGCCGCTGGTGGACGTGACGAATGAATAGAACGAGCCCGCCGTGTCGGTCGCTTGATCGTTGAGCTCCGCCATGGCGCGCCGCGAGCCGGTGGTCCAGTCGGACCGTGCGGCATCGATACGCTTCTGGCCATCCTCTTCGATCTGCACGAGTCGGTCGGTGCTCGCCTGCTGAGCCTGCGCCTGCGCGTCGTACGCGGACTGGTCGATCTGCTTATTGCTCAGCTGCGAAGCTAGGCGAACCTGCTCGTCAGCGCCCTGCCGGCGAATCGAGATGATCCGCTGCATGTTAGCGAACTCACGGTCGCCCATCGACAGGCGCTGCACCTGAAGGTCGGCATCCGCACGCGCTGCTGTCTCTTGCCGCCCGAGGGCATCCACGTAGGCATTGATGGCACGAGCGGCTTTGTCCTTCGCTGCGGCCTCTTCTTCCGACAGCACCCGCGCCTTACTGGATGCGTCGGCGGCCACCTTCGCTGCTTGGTCCTGCAGCGTGGAGATCTGCTGCGTATTTTTTATGGCCTCGGCGCCGGTGACCTTCCGCTGCTGGAGCCGTGCAATCTCGGCCTTGATGGCCGCTTCCTGTGCCGCCTCTTCCTTGTTGAGGTTGTCGATGGACAGCTGATAATACGCGGTATCCGAAAGGGCACCCGCCTTGTGCTGCGTGTCGAGCTCACGCTGCGCGTTCGTGTACGACGAAGTGATGACGCCTAGGGCGTCCTTGAACTTCTGGGCCTCGGCGGCGATCTCCGCGCTGTCGATGGCCTTCGCGGCGCTCTGGCCGGCCTTGTCCGTGTACTGCGTATCGATGTACTTGAGCGCGGCCGTCTGCTGCGCCTCGATGGCAGCGCGATCCTGAGGTCGTGCCGCCAGCGCCGCCTGCGTCGCAGCCTTCACCTTTGCGATGTCTTTCGCCTTCGCCTCGTCGTCCTTGGCTCGGCGCCCGTAATCGTCGAGGGTATCGGTGGCCTTCTTGCCCTCGTCCTGGATCCTGCGGTTATCGGCATCGTTGGCCGCTACCCACTTGTCCCAGTCAGCCCCAGCGGAGATGGCCGTTTTCTGAGCCAGAAGGTCCGTGATCTTCTTCTGAGCGTCGTCGGGAACCTCCCAGTTGCCTGTGGTCGGATTTACGGTCCCCGTCTTCAGAACCTCGATCTTCTGATCGATGGTCTTCAGCTGATCCTCGGTCGTCGGCCCGCGACCGATGCCCTTCATGGACTCCCACGTCGCAGACGCTACGCGGCCGAGGCTGGTCCATGCTCGCTCGAGGTATCCCAGATCGTCCTGCACTTTCTTGGCCCGCGCACTGAAGGCTGTTGCCTCCGCGTCCTGCGCAACAGCTGCAGCCTTTTCAGTGTCGCCCTGCTCTTGCAGCTGCTTGATGTACGCATACTGCGTCGCGCTCAGGACGTGGTACTGATCATCCAGCGCCTTCACCGACCTGACCGGGTCATCGCGTAGCGAGGCAATGGAAGCCACGGCTTCCTGAATGCTCTTCCCGGTGACTTCGGCCATGTCGACCGCAAGCTGCCCGGCCTGCTGCAGCGAATCGCCGGTGACCTTTCCGGAAGCGATCAACCGCGTCAGCGCTTCGCGCGCACGCCCGTACTGGCCGCTGCTGGCACCGATCGCGGCGACCATGCCGTTCACCTGATCCGCCGTGACGCCGGCGGCATCGCCGGTGCTGACGATAGCCTTCGTCAAAGCCTGCTGATCGAGAGCGCCAGCTACTGAGGCAGTCGCGAGAGAGCCGACGGCGAGAGCGGCCATGCCCACCACCGCGCCAACTGGCGTTAGCGCAGCGGCCAGTAACCCCGTGTTATTCGCCGCGGTGCCCAGAGACGACGCGAAGCCGCTGATGTCGCCCCGGGCCAGCTGGGCAATCAGGGTTCCGAGCTCCTGCTTCGCCGCCGCCGCGTTCAGGCCCAGCCCATGCACGCTCTCGCCCGCGTCCGCGATGTCCTTGCGGCGCTGCTGGATCGTGGACGCGAAGCGCTCGAAGTCATCGCCGCCGATCAGGCCGCCGGACTTTGCCTTTCCGAGCTGATCTTCCAGCTTGTCCAGCCGCTCAAGAGCGGCAATGGTCGGGTCGATCTGCTTCAGCAGCTTGTCGAGCGCGTCGCGCTGCGCATCCGTGCCAGCGGCGCCCTGCTTCGCTGCAGCCGCACTGGCCGCTGATTTCGCCCGGTATTCCTCCGCCGCTTCCTGTGCCCGGCGGCTTGCGGCCACCTGTGCGTTGAGGTCGGTAACGACAGACTTCGCCGCATCGCTACGCTTCTGGGTCGATTCGATGGCCGCCGCGTCAGCGCGCGCCTGCTCCAGCGAGGCCTGCACCATCTCGCGGATGCGGTCCCGAGCCTGCTCCGACGTCTCGCCAAGGGCTTCAGTGGCCTTAGCCTGATCGTCCGTGGTCTTCGTCGCCTGGGCGTTCGCCGTCGCCACGGCGCGATTCACCGTGGCAAGGCTGTCGTACGAGCTGACCTGGCGGTCGATGGCAGCAGTAAGGCGAGCGATCTCCGCTGCCACCGGTCCAAAGGCCTTGGAAAGCGCGGCGACCGTATCCTCGGCATTGCCTGCCGAGTTCGTCATCGCATCGAGCACGTCCGTAGCTTTCGTGGCCGACGTGCTGTCGACCGCTACGACTAGGCGGGCGGTTTCATCCGTCACATGACGTCCTCAGGGTTGAACGGCGCGCCAGAACGCGTCGATCTGTTCGATGGCCTGCACCTGCCATGGGCGCAGTGAAAGGCCCTCCAGTCGCTGGAAGGCGTCGATCTCGGTGTGGCTGATGGGGTCCATGCCCATCGCACGCGGGCGCTGCCGGCAGAGCCGGTAGAACGTGTCCATGAGGGAATCGAATCCCTCCGGACACTCGCCGTGGTCGGTCAGCTGACGCGGCTTCTTGCCGGTGGCCTTCCAGTGCTTCGTGAGTATCTGTCGTGCGGTCTGCTTACCCCGCACGACGTCGAGCTTCAGCTCGCCTTGGACCCATCGGTAGAAGCGGCCGAGCCTTTCCCGAAAAAACGCTCATCGTCCATGGCGAAGCGGTCGACCTGCTCGGCGACGAGCTGGGCCTCGCTCAGGAACGTGGCGACGTTGGCCGGAGTGCATTCCATATCGAAGTTCCAGTCCACGACAAGGCTGGAGACGAGCGCCAGGCGATCCGCCTCGCGCTGTGCCTCGTCGGGCTTGCCATTCTCGGAGATGCGGTCGCGGATCTCGGCGATTTTCGTCCGATACGCGTCGCAGCGGTAATTCCGCACCACGATGTAGCGCGACGTTGGCGTGCCATCCGGCAGCGTCAGCGCGAGCGTCACGCCACCGTTGGTGATCTTGCGCGTGGCGAAGGCCGACATTTCGGCGGCGATGGGAGTGTTCTTGGTATCGGTCACAGGCATTCCATTATCAGGCAGGGAGAGTCAGGCGCGCCAAAGCGCGCCTAGAGGATTACGGGCCGGGTGCGGGTGCGACGTACGCGACGCGCGTGAGCTGCAGCTCGGTCGTGCTGTCGGTGTCGTACAGCGCGCGGAAGTTGAGCTGCTGGATGCCGAGGTCGTCGGCGTTGTAGCTGTCCTGGGCGGACGTGAAGCGCTCACGCGGCAGGCCCAGCACGTAGGCGTTGCCGTCGGCCGCCTTGTCCGTCATGGTCACCACCATCTCGGTGTCGACCTCGTTCCGGTACTTCGTCTTGAGGACCGCATCTTCGATGTAGGCGGACAGGTCGCCGGTCACATCGATCATGCCGATCTTCATGGCGTAAGCCGGGCGGTTGAAGAGGCTGTACTTGGCAGCGATGTTGTTGCCCAGCGTGACGTTCAGGTCGGTCGCTGCATTGAACTCGGCGTCGTCCAGCTCGAGGGAGCCATCGAACGTGGTCATGTAGTCGGTAGTGGTGGGCTGGGCGAAGGTGGCCCCAGCGGGCACGGCATAATTCTCTTCCGCCTTGCCCACGACCGAGAACGTGGCGGTGATCTTCTCCTGCAGCGGGCAGGCCAGTTTCAGCTGGTTGACCTGCACGCCGCGGTAGATCGTATCGATGCCGATATCGAGGTTGCGCTTGAGCACGGCGAAGCTGCGTCGCACGGTGCCCGTCTTCAGGACGTTGTTCGCCCAGGTGCCACAGAAAGCGGCCTCGAGAAGATCATCGAACGTGCCGAAGGAGAGCTCGCCGACGAGGTCACCGCTCAGCGTCGTGGCGCCACGGCGAGATGCCTTGCGGTGGCGGTCGGGCGAAATCTCGTTCGACGTAATCTCGCTGGTCTGCTCCTGCAGCCCATTCTGCGTCAGGCGGATCGGCTTGAACGCGGGTACGGTTGCCGAGATGGTGCCATCGGCAGCCTCGGCGACGTAGTAGTAGGCGACGCGAGCGCCCGATGCGGCGATGCCAGCGGTCATAAGGGTGTTTCTCCGGTTACGAGGTGACGCGGTGTTGCCAGCCGCGCCAACGCACGGACAGCGAGACGGTGAGCCAGCCTTCCGACCGGCGTATCGACGAGCGCTGGCAGCGCTCGATGTTGACGTTCATGCCCTCGTACTCGAACGAGGCGCCCGGGCTGAAGTAGCCGCCCACCTTGTCCGCGTCCTTGAGCATGGCCGGCGCGCCGGCGTTCAGTGGGTGGTTGATGTCCACCTGAAAGATGCCGACGTGCTCGATGGGCGAATGAATGCCCAGCGCGGCGGGGGCAGCGCTGGCCGGCAGCATGAAGACGGCCGCCCAGGGCGACGCGTCGGGTGGCGTGAAGTCCTTGCCCTCGAACGCCGTCGGATAGGCAATACCTGCCCCCTGCCACGCTCTTACGAGCGCCGCATTGATCGCGAACTCCGACATTGCTTACCGCCTGATGATCGAGGGGATGTTCTGTGTAATTCGAGCCATTGCGACGCGCACCATGCCGGCAGGTGCCTGGGTGCTGTGACCTTCGTACTCAAGCACCTCCGCATATGGGAGGTTGTTCGTCAGAAGGGTCACCGACCCTGCCCCGCCCATGTTCACAGCGACATCGCTGATCGCCGCGCTACCGGCTGGGTCGATGCGGTCGAGCGTGCCATCAGCACGCGCCGTGACACTGGTCTGCCAGTTGCCACGGAAACGCCCACCGACATAGCCTGCCGGCGCCGTGATGTCCATGCCGTCTTTCAACTTGCGCCCTGGCTTCAGGCGTCCTGCCTTCGTCAGGTTCGCCGGGTCGTCGCGCAATGCCGCGTTGTGGCTTTCCACCTCGGCGTTGTAATAGGCCGCCGACCGATTCACAGCCCACAGCTCCGCGTTGCCGACCGGCGACGACAAAATGACGTCCGTGAACAGTGCCAGGGTGATTCCCCGCACGTCGCGGTCGATGTTGTCGTTGGCCAGCTTCGCGAAGGCGGCGACGCTCTCACGGAAGCCGGGCATCAGCTGCGCACCTGCAGGCGGTACGCCAAGGGCGTCCCAGCGGGATTGATCGGCTCGATGCGTACGATGGCAAGCGAATGCCCGCCTGCGACAAGCCTGTCGCCCATCAGCGGCTCCTGCGAAGCGTCGAGTACAACCAGCCGGTCGCCAGCTAGGACCTGATTCGCAGCTGCGTAGTCCGCCGAGATGCTGGTGAAGACGCCCACCGTCGGCATATCCGTGGGCACGCCGCCTGTCGTTTCGCCGGTTGCGGGATCGTCCGTGGCCCCGGATACCCGGCGAAGGGCCATCGGCTGGCCATAGTTGCCCAGCAGCCGCGTTGCCGTGGCCGCCATGCGTTCGTAGAAAGCCATACTTATGCCCGGATGGCGATGAGTCCGCCGCGCTTGAGCAGCACGGCAACGAGTGTCTGAGCCTTGGCGAACGCGCTCACCGGCAGGATCTTGCCGGGGTTGGCGTACTTGATCGTCACCGCGCCGTCGACCGTCTCTTCAGTGATCGGTCCTGTGTCCTGCGGCGTGACGGTCTTCTGCAGGTCGTTGGTCACCGCCTCGATGGCGAAGGCCAGCTGGGCGTACTGCAGCTCGCGAGGGATGGTGTTCGACGGGAAGCGTGCTTCATTGAGCCACACGTCCTTTCGAGGCCATGCCAGCGCCTGCGTGGGCGATACGCGGCAGCCCAGCCACCGCGCGTCGTATTCGCCCAGTTTGTCCATGGCTTTCACCAAGAGCACCTCGCGGCCCTGCTCATCGGCCGGAACCGTCATACCACGCGCAGATGCATACGCAGCCAGATCATCGGCCGTCGCATAGGACGTCGCGTCTGGCTTACCGGTTCCGTCTTCGATGATGAGCATGGGTTAAGCCTGGTTTGCCTTGAGCAGGTCCTGCAGCGTGGGGAGGTCAGCGTCGGCAGCATACTCGATGCCCTTGGCATCCAGTCGGGCCTTGACCTGGTCGATGGTCAGATCATCCGGCGGGCTCGTGCCGTCTCCCGCTCCCGGCTTACCACCGCCGTTGTTCTGCGCGGCAGCAGCGCCCTTCTTCGAACGCGCCGGCTTCGGTGTGCCCTGCTCCGGCGTTTCGGCCACAGTCTGCTGGCCCAGTTCAATCTTGTCGGCCGTACCGCCGAAGCCCCAGCGGGCCTTGTCCTGCGGGCGGGTGTAGTTGTCGGCGTTGCCGTGGTCATTTGCCATGTCGAACTCCTTACGCCAGCGTGCCGGCGTTCTTGAGGGAGGTGATCAGCGCGTTGAGCTGCGTGATCGCGGATGCCGCATCGGTTGCAGCGGCGACGGTTGCCGCCTTCTTGACGCCGCCGACGGTGGTGGCGGTCGCAGCGGCGGGCACCTGCGGTTTGGCGCTCTTGAGAGAGCGCGGGAGGCCCTTGGCCATGGTGGTGTCCTCGGTGATGCCGGCGCCGGTGTTCTGGCGCCGGCCGGTGGGTTACTGACCGGTGCCGGTCACGAGGAACGCCAGCGGGACCTGCTTGCGGTCCATGATGCGGTTCCAGTTCGTGGCGAGCGCCAGATCAGACCAGCTGGCGGAACGGGCGGTGGTTTCCGTTCCGTTGCCCGTGATCGTGTTGCTGGTGAAGCTGTAGCCGAACGGATGGAGCAGCCAGGTCTTGCGGCTCCACAGCGTCTCGACACCACCACCGTTGGCACGAGCGGCGACGCGCTCGTACTCCAGCGGGGTCTTGGGCGAGCCAGCGCCGTAGCCGATGGCCCCCGCGCCGAACACGATGGTGAGGAACTGGCGCGCGTTGCCGGCACCGAACACGGGCATGCCGTCCTCGAACACCACGCGCGAGCCCTGATAGAACGGGATCTGCGTCTTCTGCTCGCTGTCGGGCACGAAGTCGATCAGGTTCTGCTTACGCAGCTGGTTGTACACGAACGTGTGCATCGCTACGGTGCCCAGGCCGTTCAGCGCATCGCCCATCGTAGCGGTCGTGTCGATGTAAGCGCCCACGTCCCAGCCACCAGCGGCAGTCACGACCATGTCGTTCTGCGTGTGGTACGCGTCGGTGGCCCCGACGTTGTCGTTGTAGATGCCGACGGCCGTCGCGATGAGGCGACGCTGTGCCTGGCGCTGCCAGAAGTTGTCGAGCCGGCCTGCGATGGACTCCAGCGGATTCTTCGTCGTCAGCTCAACCGTGAGGTCGGCCTGACCGAAGCCTTCGTTGAGGTAAGCGACGCGGGCCTGCATCTCGCCGGTGCTGATCGAGCGCGGGACCGCGATGTCCTCGTACACGTCATTCGAGTAGTTCGGCTCGATGCTGGCATCGATCGGCTTCCAGAACGGCACGTTACCGATGTTGGACGGGCCGTTCGCGATCTCGGCCATCTGCGGGGTCGACGTCAGCACGCCGGACTCGAAAAATGCAGTCTTCTCGACCGGCTCCTGCGTCTGGTACGAGGCGATGACGGCTTCATTGCCGGTGACGATGTCACCGATGGTGGTGATTGCCATGGGGGTTACCTTTGCTTGGCTTCCTCAACCAGTCGGTTGAAGGTGGAGGGGTCATCCCGGCGCAGGGCAATTCGCTCCTGCTCGGAATAGTCGGAGAGTTTCGTTTTCGCGGCCCCGCCGCCCTTGGCACCGCCGGCCCCGCCGCCGGATGCCCGTGTCCCAGCGATCAGCGGCGCGAACGCCGGATCGTTGGAGAATTCGGTCTTCAGCTCATCAACGCTCAGCGCCGAGGGCTTGCCGTCCTTGTCGCGCACGACCACCACGGGGCGGCCGTCGCGGGTTTCCATATCGAGGCGTTCCTCGATGAAGCGAGAGAGGATCCGCTCGCTGCCAGCGACCGCGAGGCCTGCTGCGAGCTCGATGGCCGTGCGGCCCACCGTCAGGTCGCGCACCTGGTGGCGCAAGGTCCCGATCTCGGTGTCTTTCTCGCCGAGGGCCTTCGCGTGCTTGTCGGTCCAGCTCTTATCGAGAGCTTCGACATCGCCGCCCTTCCGGGCCAGCTCTTCGGCGGCCTTGCGGGCATCCTCGTCGGCCTGCCTGCGGCGCTCGTCGCCGGCCTTCTTCTCGTCCAGCAGCTCCTGAACCTTCTTTTTCAGCCCGGACACGTCCTCCGGCTGCGGTGCGCCTTCGATGGCCAGGACGAACTTTCCGTCCTTCTCCACGTATAACGCGCGCGTGGATTCGTCCAGCCCGTCAAGGCTGTCGATCTGATACTTCAGCATGGTGTCTCCCAGAGACGTTGATGCCGGCCCGACCGGCGATTGGGCATAAAAAAACCCGCCGAGGCGGGTTTACGAAATAAACGCATCTCGCCGCGAACTACGGCGTTGTAGCTTGAACAGTCTTTGCAACGACACCAGCCTTCTCGCAGACCTTCGCCGCCTCATCGAAATTGGGCGACGGCGCGCGATTCGCATCGAGCACCGATTCCTTGCACTGGTCCTTGACGGCCGAGAGCAATTGAATCTTCGGAAGAGTAAATGCCGCGTACGCGAGAAAGATAACCACCAGGACCCAAAAGCCAACCTTCATAAAACGCTCCCTGTACGCACCAGAACGGCGCCCGCCGAGGATAGCTTATGTGCGAACGTCAATCTGAGAGCCCGGCTCGCTGGAATGCCAATGGCTCCAGCGCCTTCATCTCGTCCAGCGTCAGCGGCTGGAAATTCTTGTCGAGCTGGAGCGCCGCAAAGCGCTCTGCGCTTAACCCGCCGTCCATGAGTAGCCGCGCCCGGGTCGGGCCAATGGCTTGCTCGATAAAGGCGGCAGGCTGACGTTTCAGCCACTCATAGTATGTTTCGTTCGCCGCGACCTGTTGGGCCTTGCCGTTGACCACTGCAGGGCGCTTCGCACCCCGTCGCAGGCCTGACAGGTCGTCGCTCAGCTCCGGCACGCTGGTGGAGCGGCAGTTGATGTGGACAGGCGGGATCGGCCCCTTGCCCACGGGAAACACTGTCTGGTCCAGCGACCGGCACTGCGCCGTCGTCTTGCTGTCGAGCGTCGCGATGAAGCGCCATCCGACCACCACATCCTCGTTCGCCTGCAGCGTCTCCTGCCTTGCCACACTGCTGGCATGCTGCATCGACGTGTGGATCACCGCCTGCGCGTGCCTGGCGGTCGTATTCAGCACGCCGTCGGCGTAGTTACGAGCCTTCGTGCCCCGCACCTCGCGCACCAGTTCGGCATATGTCCTTCCCTCGTAGACACCGCGGCGGATCGTGCCTACGACGGCATCGCGCTCGCTCTGGCTCCAGTCGCTGACGAAGCGGTCCAGCAGCTTGCCGCCGCCGGCGCCGCGCACGCTGAGCGGGCGGGATAGGACTGCGGCACGAACCTGAGTTGCGGATGGCACGGCCGCCTCGAAGTCCGACACGGCTTGCTCCAGTGCGCGCGCCGAGAAGGCGGCCTCGTGCTGGGCGAACTCGATCACGGCCTTGGACAGCGTCTTCCAGAACGCCGACTGCAGGGCCTGCATGGCGACTTCCGTCTCGGTGAGCTGCTTCTCCAGCCTGTCGCGACTGTAGTCCGTCAGCTCGTCCCCGCTCAGGCGCTTGCGGATCAAAGCGTCAATCGCACGAAGCGCCGGCGAGAATGCCGCCACCTCGCCGGCGGTTAGGCGCTGGATCAGCACCTGGTGCCGCGTCAAGGTATCGACCAGTGCGGCGGAGATAGCCATTAGATCGTCCTCACATCGCCGCCAGAGTGCTGGTCGAACCGAATGGCGGCCTCGACTGCCTCCGGCGCGCTGGCCCCGGCCGCGATGGCGCCCAAGGCATACTTGGCTCCGCTCCCGATGGCATAGAAGTCGCACCGGATGGGACCGCTCATGTGCAGCGAGTCGTCGGCCAGATAGACCGAGCCGTCAGGCTTTACAACGATGGCGCGTACGTCCCATGCGACGTCGCTCAGGGCCGAGGCCTCAACCTCGCCACGCAGGTAAGCCATAAAGCGCTCGGACTGCCCTACCTTGCCCGAGGTGATGCCCACCCTCGAACCATCAGCCAGGCGGAAGAGCTTCTGTTTAGTGCCCGGCGACGTCTGGTAGTCCCCGCCATAGGCCAGAGAGTCGGAGGCGAGCACGCCTTCACGCAGGACCACGACGCTCATCAGGTCACCTCCGGATCGTCCAGCGCGTCAGCCGCGCCGCCGCCCGGGTTCTGCTGGGCGATCTCTTCGCGGATCTCGTCGTCGGTCTTCTCGGCGTCGATGAAGCCCGCCTCGCGTGCCTTGGCCCAGAAGTCGGACTCGGGAATCAGGCCCTGCTGCACGCCGGCGAACAGCGCGGTCAGCGTCGGGGCATCGAGCGTGTCGGTCACGAACTTCGTCGGGATGGCGAAGCTGACCGTGCCAGTGACACCCTCGAAGGCCTGCACCCAGCCCAACGCTTTTGTGAATGCCGCCGAGACGTTGTCGCACACCAGAGACAGCACGCTGTGGGCTGTTGCGTCCTCGCTGTCGGTCTGCGTCGCGGTCTTCGCTGCGGATCCGGGCTGCACCAGGCGCGCGCCGTGCGCGGCGAGCTGGGCTTCCTTCTGGTCCATGGCCTCCTTCGCCATCGTATTCGGCTGTGCCTGGAGCATCACGGCCGAGCCACCAACGGGCAGCATGCCCACCGCGCGCGAGCCCACGTACATGCCCTGCTCTTCCAGATGATCGCGCCATGCCTCGTCGAGCCCGGCGAGCCAGACCTGCGGCTGCCCGCACGTGTAGACCGAGTCCTCGTAGTCCGCGCTGTTGCGGTAGTGCGCGAGGTTGATCACGCACAGGTCGTACATTGGGATCGGGCCGATGTCCGGCTCGTTGTTCTGGGCGCCGTAGAAGGTGAACGGAATCTCGGTCCAAGGATTGCCGGCGGAATCCACCGGCGTGGTCGTGGTCGTTTCCCACTGCCCTGCTTCGTTCTTCCGCCATACCTCCATGGTGTAGGTGCTATCGAGACGCAGCACGCGGTACTGCGGCTTCGTCTCGGTGCCGAATTCGTCTTCGACCTCGTACGTCTCCGCCAGCACGACGAGGCCCAGCACCGTGCGGCCACGCAGGCGGACGGGACGCCAGTTGATGATGGCCTTCGCTTCGTAATTCGTGATCGTGGCATGCACGCGCTGCTCGGCCTGATCGGCCTTGGAGACGTCGCCGTCGACCTGCGGGAAGTCCACCAGCAGGCCACCACGGCCGCGCTTCAGGTTGCCGGTGACAGCGGCCTGCGCCTGCTGGATCAGCGAGCTTCCGGCGCCATTGGCGTCATCCTTCAGGAAGTCCAGGGCGGCAGGCAGTTCGATATTCGGCCACTGGCCGAAGGCGACGCCTACCAGGCCGCTCACCGTGCGCCCGACAGCATTCACATACACCGCGCGGAAGACGTACTGATCGAAGCGAGCGAGGTTGGCAGGGCTCGTATCCGTGGGGTTCGGGCGCGGCAGGTAAGCCTCCCGCTTCTCCTTCACCGCGTACTCGCCAGCCGTGGCGTCGTCGACCTTCTCCCACAGCTTGCGGGCAGCGTCGTAGTCCGCGCGCGTGGTGGTGACGTCTCCAGCCATCAGTTCGCAAATCCCATCGTGATTTTGGACACCGGCTTAATGACCGGATAGGTGCGGTGGATGAAGTAGCCACCGGCGTCGTTCGTGTGGTCAGCCCCGGAGGACTTGTCAGGCTCGCCGTTGGGCGCCCATATCTGCTGCTCGAGGTGGTCCGCATAGTGCGGGCACTTCGCTACGTTCACCCTGTAGCGGCGCTCACCCAGCGCGTTGCAGAACATGGCGTTCATGGCGTTGATGCGGTCTTTCACTGGCGGGTTAGCGCCTGGTGCCGAGACACCGAAACCCGCTTGTTTCAGCAGGGCGATATCGGTGACCGAGGCTCCAACGGACTTGCGCGATCCGCCCGAGGCATCCGGGTAGATCATGATCTCGCACGTCTTCTTGAAGACATCGCCATCGTGACGCCAGTAGCGTTCCTTGATCTGCCGAATCATGTCCGGTGTGTCGTAGCCGTCGATGATCTCGTCCACGGCGCGCGGCTGTGCCTCGCGCTTTACGTGGACGATGGCAGCCATCTTGCCGACGTTGAAGTCCATACCGATGTGCAGCGCCTCAAGAGCCTGACCGTTGGAGCCGGTCTTCATCGTGTCGCTGCAACCGTTGAGGTTGCGATCGAACTGGTGGTAGATCGTGCCGCTGAGCAGGTTCGTGAACTGCCCGTCGAGGTAGGCCTGAATCAGCTGCGGCGGGTAGCTACCGCGCAACGATTCGATGTAGTCATCCGGCAGGTTCGCCTCGTTGTCGTACGTGCTGGCTTGAACCATGCCGTACATCGCGGCCAGTTCAGGCTTCTCGCGAACTTCCTTCACCCACTGCTCGTAAACGAACTGGAAGCCCTCGGGCGTCGTCGTGACATCGATGCCGTTGACCAGGCCGTCGGCCTTCTGGCGCAAGCGGGCGATGATCTTCCGCCATGCTGCCCGCGCCTTCTCCTTCTTCAGGACGTCCAGCTCATCGACCAGTGCGCGACCGATCTTGAAGCCGACGATGGTTTCCGGCTTCTCCATCGAGCGGCAGATGACCGTGCCACGGTATTGGCGCCCTGAGTAGACGTGGACCTCTTTGTTTGCTTCTCGCGTGACAACGCGCAGGCCCCAGTCGAAGGCCACCTCATCCATGGTGGGGAAGAAGATGTCCCGGATCATCGGGTAGGTCGGCGCGAAGTACCCAGCATTGATGCCAGGGAACTCCCAGAAGTGCTGCGCGAGCCCGGAACACCCGACCCACGTCTTCCCCGAGCCGAACCCGGCCACGAAGGCCCGGAACTTGTGTGGCAAGGCGAGAAACTGCGCCTGAGGGACGTTCAGGCTCGGCCGGACCTCAAGAGCTTTGACGGCGGGCATCGCGCACCTCGATCGTCACAGACACAGGCGTGGGCGGTGCGTCATCCGCTCCACCGTCTGGCTTGTCGCGCCATTTCTCAGGCTGCCGGTTCTTCAACCAGAAGATCATCGCCGTGGTGTCTGGCGGGTAATGCTCCTGGGTCTTGGCCCGGACGACGGCACCGAACGACTGGAATATCTTCTCGCTGTCGTGCGTGTAGCCCATGGCCCGGCGGAACAGGGACTGCTCGACCTGGGCGTCGACCTCATCCTTGCCCCGCTTTAGGGCCTCCGAAAACCCGTCGTGCTGGACCTTCCACAGGTACAGGGTAGAGAGCGTCACCTTGAAGAAGTCAGCCAGCTGAGCGTCTGTGGCACCCATACGGGTGAGCTTGGCACCCTGCTCGACGAACTCTTCCCGGAACTTCGACGGGCGGCCTCCGGTGTTGGCACCCTTCGCCGCCTTGTTTCCCTTCGTGGCCTTACTGGGAACGGCAGTCCGCTTGGACGCCGCGTTCATTCGGGGTGCGCCCATGCGTTATGGGATGGGATCTGCCCATCCCCTCCGTTATCGAGCCACCGGGGCTCGGGCTTGTGTCTTGCCGCTTAGAAACGGGCGACGCGCTTGGCGAGGACGTCCATGTAGCTCTCCATGGCGGACAGCTGCTCCCGAAGGATTGCCCTCTCCTCGGGCGGGAGAGTGATGAACAGCCGGCCACCTACAAAGGTGCGCAGCTTTCCGACCTTATCGCTGAGTTGGACAAACTCGCCGACGACGCGCTGTTGGTGAGGCATGAAGTCTTCGACATCCCCCATCGGGAGGTAAGCCGCGTCGAATTGCGCCTTGGGCGACCAGCTGATGTACCCGGCATGGCGCGGATGGTTCGGGGCTCCGCCATCCAGATACTCAACGAGGTAACCGTCGTCAGCGCCGTTCTCATCCGCCGGCAGATCCCAGCCGCGGTAGGCGTTGTAGCCCGCCCGTGTCATGGGCTGTGCCTTGATGACCTTGGTGCCGATGTAGTGACCAGTCATGGCGGGGTCTCACGCAACCGGGGCGGGGTCGACCGCCGGGGCCACCTGCTTGCTCGACGTGAAAAGGCCCGTTGCCTTGAAGCTGGCGACCAGGCTACCGGCGACGCCGGCGAGCAGCGGCCAGATCTCGTTGAACGACGCGGAGGCGATCTGCTCCTTGGCGTACACGGAAGCCAGAGCGTCCTCGACGGCCTTCAGCTTGGCGGCGCCCGGGGTGCCGGCGGGGAGCGAGGCTTCCACCAGCTGCACGAGGGAGCTGAGGATGGGGAGAAGCGAGGCGACAGCCTGGGCCTTGGCGAGGAAGCCGCTTGCGAGGGATGCAATGGACATGGAGATAACCTCTTCGGGGGCGGCTTCGGCCGCAGTGGTAGGAATCGATTCGGGAACGGTGACAGGCTTGGGCTCTGTGGCAGCGGGCATCGCCGGCGCAGCCTTGCGGAGGATCCACTTGCCGATCACGTTGCCGATGAGTGCAGCGAATAGCTTTGCCATGGGAACTCCGGTGGCTTATGGCTCAGGCTTGGCCTTCTTGTTGTCTTCGACCTCAGCGACCTGAGAGCGATCGAGGACCGAGGCTGGGGCGGCCCAAGGCCACCGCTTGATCAGCCAGCGGACAAGGGCGCCGTAGACGGCGGGCGCCATCATGGCCATGGTCAATGCCCACGCCAGCGTGAGCACCGTGGTGCGAATGAGTAGGGCGACGATCAGCGTCATGCCGCCGGACACCAGTGCGGTGATGCGCCGGGCCTGAGCGGTGTTCATGTCGGGCGGCATGAAGTTGGACACGGCATAAGCCGCCGCGACGCCGGCGAGAAGCCCTGCGAGCACCGCGTGCAGCTGGGGCATGGCCGACACGGCGGCGATGAGCTCCAGCGCGACCTTCAGCACGTCTTCCATCAGCGTGTCCAGGCAGCGGGTTGGAGCCCCGTGCGCATCATCCGGGCAAGTTCCAGAACGCGGCGGCGCTCTTCGTCGACCTTGGCCTTCTCCGGCCAACGAGTCATGAGCAGCGCGTCGGAGGCGTCCTCCCACTGGCTCTCGTAGATAGCGTCCCAGAGCGGCCGGCACTCGTTCAAGGCGCGCTTGCCTATCACCATGGTGACGTGAGCCAGCACAGCCAGGCGGACCGATCCCATCTGGGGATAGATCACCGTCTTCGATCGCAGCGAACGGACGCAACGGCGAAGGTCACGGGCAAGGAGCTCGACCATCTCGGACTTCGCCACGGCGTGCGTCGATGCGAGGCGCTCGAAGGCGGAGATGCCGCGATCCTCGACCGTTTCGGCTGCGCCCACGAAAGGCGCATACCCGGTGATGTGCTGCATCGCTACTTCAGCCGCTTCGGCCTCGGTCACCTCGGCGCGTTCGATAACGGCTTCGACCTCGGGGTCATTTTCGGTCACAGAGCCACCAGTCCCAGCGCCGGGCGCGCGACGCGCCACAGCGCCCTTCGTTCGTCCAGGCCGTTTACGCCGCCGTTGATCTTTCGAGTGAGCCCGACGAAGTCGTCGGTATCGGCGTAGTGGTTGCAGTTGTTCGCCTTCCAGAACCAGCCTGCGGAGAGTGCGGCCACCTCGGGGGTGGTAATCAGCTCCGGGTGCGTGACCAGGTCGAAGCCGATGGCATCGCGGCACGCGGCGTAGTTGGCAAGGAAGGTGATCTGCTTGAGCCCACCACCGCGGTAAGTCCACCCGTCGTTGGCGCTGTTGTTGCCATAGCGGCCGCCGTAGACGAGATTGGCGATCGCCATCTGGCGAGCTGCCGACAGAGGTGCCTCGCCGTCTTTCCGGCCCAGCCGCGCCGCATCATCCGCGCTGACCCGGTCCCGGAACGTCGTGCGCAGGCCCTGCACCGAGTAGTTGAGCGACTCACGCAACTGCGTGAAGCCAGCCGACTCGTGCGAAATCTGCGGGATGAAGGCGGCTTGGCGCTGCGGCGTGTCGATGCCGAAGCGGGCCATGGCCGCCGTGACATGGGGTGCCCACATGCTGGCGAGGGCAGGAGGAATCCCTGCCGCCAGCTGCAATGTCCTGGCGTCCATCGGAACTCCAAAATGGTTGGGCCCGCGCCTAAGCGCCGGCGGCCCGGAAGAAGTGGTCAGGCACAACGAGCCATTGCCGGAGGGGAGTCCGGCGGTGCGTCAGGGGTTAACGCTCGGGAGATGGCAGCACCGCGACGACTGCACGTCGGGGCATCAAGGTGCGTGTAGCGGGCCTGACCGGTGGAAACGAAAAAGCCCCGGCGAGTGCCAGGGCTTTTGCACATCGGCGTGATGTGACGGTGCCACTTTTTCACAGGTTTATTGATCAATCAAGAGAAATAATCGTTTCCAGCATCGAAACGTGCTCATGCTCCGGCAATGGCTCTTCGAACGGAATACGCAGCCACCCCGCAACGTGGACCTTCGCAAGGCGTAGGAGCTGACTGAAGCGCGTGGTATCGACCTGCACGCCCAAGCGCCGTAGGCTCCGGATCTTCTCCGACCGCGTCTTTCCCGGCTCCAAGTATTCCGCGCGCAGCACCATGGCAGGTGCGAAGCCGCGACCTTGGCATGACAGTGCCTCAACGGCCTCATGGACGTCATCGGCGGCCGTGTGGCTCGCTTCGTAGCCGAGGCCCGATGGCGCCCTGCCCTCCCAGCGGATCAACGACGCTAGCCAGGAGCTGCTGCCACCGGTGCTGCCGCGACGGTTATCGCCATATTCCCGCGCCCATTCAGTGAGCCTGTCTTCCAATCGTGTTGAGCGTCGCATTGCGTTCCCCTGTTTCTTATTCGATGTTCTTTCGTTTCCGCCGCTTCAACTCGCGGCGTATCAGGTCGGTTTTGCGCTGGGCAGCTTTCAGGTCTTCCTTCGCCCGCTCGAGCTGCCAGCCGAGGACGCCGGTCGGGAAGCCTTCGAAGCCCGTGCGCGCTGACGGGCGCGGGCCATCTCGGCCTGCACGCGGAGCCACGACCGGCACTCCGCCTGCTCCTCCGGTGTCAGGGCATCGATCATCGGCCCCCACTTCCGGTAATCCGGCTCCCTGCGCATGATCGCCATGGCATGGGTCAGGTGTCTGTATACGGTCATCCATGGGCCCTCCGGAGCGACCATAGGTTCCGTGTGTGCCCGTCGGTGCCGACAAACGGCTTCTTCCGGAGATGGCCGCGCCGTGCCATGACGGTCAGCTGTGCGGCGATGTAGTTCCTCGCCATGCCCAGCTCGGCCACCAGTTCCTGCGTGGTTGCCGGACCTTCGCCGAGTGCTGCGCGGATGCGTGCGGCGTTGGTCATGCGGCCCTCGCCGTGCCGATCGAGCCGAGCAGGCACAGCGCCTGATCCACGCTTTCAACGACGTGGACCTTGCACCCCTTGGCCAGTGCCTCGGCATGGAAGATGGTCTGCGACGGCGTCAGCTTCCTGCGCGAAGGAGGCTTCTCGCCGTCCTTGATCTCGATCAGTGTCCAGCGGCCACGGAACGCCACCAGAAGATCGGGAAAGCCTGATCCGACGTGAGAGCAATCGATCACATAGGCGCCGATCCGCTGGATCGCACGAACGATCTCAGACTGATTGTCGTCGACGCGCGCGGCGTACCTCATGCAGCCTCCTGGCGTCGTGCTTCTTGCGTTCGAAGCACGCCCTCGGCGTGCCAGAGACGAATCTGGTCTTTCGTGAACTCCGGCGCAGCCATGCGGCCATCGACGATCTCGTGGCAGATGAAGCACGCATCGGCCGCCTGCTCGTCGTCGGGCTTCTGTCCGCCGCCAGTGCCCAGTCTGTAGTGCGCCAGCACGGTCGTTTCCGGGTTCGGCTCACACCGGCATGGGATGCGGATTGTGCACGGCCTGCCCTGTGCGCCCTTGCGTGCTGCTGTCATCTTGGAGCCCATGCCCTTCACCATCGGCTTTCGCTGCCGCATCGGCTTGGTACGCTTGATCTCGCCGGAGCGCTTCATGCTGCCCTCCCCCACCGCTGCTCGCGCCAGAGCGGATCGGGATCCGGCACGTCGATCCCCGCCTCAGCCGCAATGCGCTGCACGGTGTCGTAGAACTCGGCGAAGACGGTGGTGGGAAGCACATCGCGCTCGCCCTGCTCATCGGTCGTGGTCGTGCGATAGGGGCGCCGGCGAACCTCACCCATGACCTCGCGATCGACCCAGCCGAAGAACTTGCCGCAGAACGATTCGTGCAGGTCGTCGATATCATCACCCGTGACCGCCTTGATTGCGGGATAGGCGACCCCGAATAGGGCCCTGTTCTGGTGATCGGTGCGCTCCTTCCGCGCTTCCTTGATCTCGATCCGCCAGGACTTCGACGCCGGCAGCCGGTCGACGAAAGCATGCACGTTGGCCAGCACGTCAGGGCGCTCGGCACCGTTGGCGTTGAGCGTGTACTTCTGGATCATGCTGCCACCCACAGGTAAGGCGTGTTCCCACGCGTCGGCGCGCCGAAACCCGCACGGCGCATAAGGCCCTTCTCTTCCATCTGCTGCAGGTTCACCCGTACGGAGCTCTCGTCGGTGTAGATCACGTCGGCGATCTGCTTGATCGTCAGCGGCGTGCCAGTCGTCGCCTTGACGATCCGTGTCGCGATCGTTTCGCGCACGGCCTTCATGCGTCGAACCTCGCAGGCTTCAGGCCGCGCGAGCGGGCCTCGACCTCACTCAGGCAGGCCTTGCACTGTCCCAGGGAAAGCGTGCCGCCGTACTCACGCCAGAATTCCGAAGTCACCGGATGCCAGGCGTCGGCACCGTAGCCGAGCGCGGCGCAGTGGCGGCACTCGCAATACTCACCGTCAGGACGCGACACGAACTTTCGAACCGTGCTCGACCGGCGCCGCGCGGAAGGAACTACGGCACGGATGAGTCGGCGCACCGTCTCTCGCCCGCGACCGAGTGCCATAGCAATCTCGGGGATGGACTGGCCAGCGCGGAAGCGCTGGACGATCTGTTCCTGCGTGGCTTTCATCATGCAGCCCTCGGCGGCTCGGGTTCGTCGTCGGTGGGCATCGGGAAGTTACACTTCGCCGCGATGTCCTTGAGCGCGCGCAAGCCGCTCTGCCGACGCTGCTCACTCTCGAGCCTCGGCGGCTTCTGGAACGGAACGACGTTGCTCGGTAGCGCACCGAGAAAATCGGCCGGGCTCGGCCAGCGCTGCGACCGCTCGGCGAGCATCGCGAAGGCCTCGCGAATGCGCGGCGCGTCCTTCGCCTGGTCGAAAACGCGGTTACGGCAAACGGCCTTAAGCCAGACCTGCACCGTCATCGGGATGACCTCAGCTGCCGGCTGACCTTCCAAGCCGAGCGTAGCCAGCATCTGGAAGCCCGTGAGAAATTCCCGATTGATCCAGTCCATCTTTCATACCCTCGAGTGTTTGCAGTAGACCCATGACCTTCCCCGTGCTCTGCCGTCCTGGACCCGCGCGGGCATTGGGTGCGTCGACGGGTGATGCGGTTCGGGCATGGTTCGACCGGGCCACCTTCACGGCGTATGCGAATCTCGCGCCCGGCCCGATGCCTCGATCACTGGCCTCGTTTGCGGCGGCGGCGAACTCGTCGGGCGTAACCCCCTCAGCCAGCGCCGCCAGAAAATCGGGGTTCGTCAGGTTCAGCGTCGAGCAGCCTGCGGAGCGGAGCGCTTTGCCTGCATCGCCGGATGGCGTGCCCGCGTGCGTCTCTCTCTCGCTCTTAGGTGGTGTCTGGTGATTGGTGAGCTTTTCGCTGGGTTCGTGCTGGGTTTCGTTTTCATAACCCGGCGAAAACCCACTGGGTTTCTTCTGGGTTTCTTCTTTACGCGGACGACCACCCTTCCTTCCGTTCTCGCGAGCCGCACTGATGCGGCCAGCGGCCTTCTCGATCTCCACCTCAACGCGCCCGTGAACCCACAGGCCGTCGACCAACTGGAAGAACTCGCCGAGCACGACATCGACAGCCATGCGCTCGTCGTCGGTGCGCGCACGCGCGAGGCGATGCACCTGATCAGACGGGATGCCCCGCTCCGTGGCGTAGTACCGATCCAGAAGCAGCGTGTACGCGCCATGCTCGACCATGCTCAGGTGAGCCGTGTCCCGTGCGTAGTCGCCAAGGTGGCGCTCGTAGTAGTTCACGCCGCAGGCCACCACGTCATAGCCAGCGAGCCATTCACCTCGCAGCGACGCTTGGCACCCTTGAACACGGCTCCGGCTGTCTCCGCCTCTGGAAGGCGGCGTGCTACCTCGTGACGGGTCAGGTCGCGACTGTGGCGCGAGAGCTCCGCGCTGGTGTGTCCAGGCGCTGCGCGCACGAGGTCGATGACTGCGGCGACATTAGAGCCACGCTTGCCGCTGGCCGTGTGCTCAGCGGCGGCGATGTGTGACGTGACTGGATCGGTCGCGCGCGCCGCCGGCGTCTCCACGACGCGCAACGGGCGATCCCAGAATGTCTCTTGGCGAATCGGCTGGACCATATCAGCGCCCTGCCCCGCATCCCGGCTGGGACGCATGGGCTTCACGGAGGCGGCGCAGCAGGCCGATGATCGCTGCCTGATACGTCAGGGCCGACTGGCCAAGGCCATTCATCTCATTGCCCGTGATCACGCCGTCGGCCAGCGCATCATGCAGTTCGCGATTGAAGTCACCTTCCGCCACGCCGAGGTCGAGCACGCCGTGCATCAGGCTTTCGGCCTTGTCGGAATTGTCGATGCGGATCAGTGCGCAGTTATGTTCCGCCGCCATCGCCTGCAGGATCGACAGGTCACCCGTCACCGCCATGATGCGGTTCGCTTCGGCGAGTGTGAGATGGTTCGTCGTGTTGTTGACGTTGACCTTGTTGCGCAGGATGCCGGCAGAGATGCCGATGCGAGGCGCCAGTGATTCGGCGCCACCCTGGTACTGGTCTACGGTCTGTGCTGCGGCATCGAGAACATGCATGGCGGGGACACTCACATGAAGAATTTGAGGGGTTACGGCGGTAAGGTGTGCGCCATGGAGAACGGTGCGAAGGAGAAATCAGGTGGCTGGGGGGTGGCTTTCTTTGCGGGCGCTGCTTACCGCCGCGAGGTGAAACAGGTGCTGGAGCACGTCCTGCGAATGGAACTTCTCGAGTTCCCGCCACGCGTCGATGTAGGCCCGCATGTCGGCCTCGACAGCCGGAATCTCACTTCCCTCTCCGCCGAGCACTTTTCGGCGAAGGTCGTGCCATGCTTGCTCCAAGCGCTCACTGAGCAGGGGGTACGTCATGGGAGACTCCATCGAAGAGTTGGAAAGGCGACTGGAACGCGCTCGGCGAGAAGCGGAAGCGCTGAAAAGAGTCAGGTCTCCAAGCCGCGACTTGGCGGAGGCCTATGTTCGATCGCTCGAACGGCAGCTGGCGGAAGCCATAAAACGGGAACACGGCTAGGCCGCCCTCTTCCGCGTCTTCATGGGTGCCGCGCCGAAGACGTCGGGGCGGAGGTCGTAGCGAGTCACTCGCCCCTCAACGGCGTTTTCGATGGCAATGCATCGGTCCGCAGGCACCTTCTTGCGGTTTCTCCACCCACTTATCGAAGGCGACTTGATACCGAGGGTCGCGGCCAGCCCTTCCTGACTGCCGAGGATTTCGATCACGCGTTCCAGAGGATGAGTAGTCATGGGATAAGATTTAGCCACGAGCTAATGCTTAAAGTCAAGCTACCAGCTAATCCGCAAGCCTTAGCCTGTAGCTAAGCTATGCATATGGACGTTATCGAGACTCGCTATCGAAATTTGCTGCACTTGCTCGGGGAGCTTGAGCAGAAGGGGACCGTGCGCGCGAAGGATCAGGCGCAGCGCCTGGACGGCATGAATCCATCCTTTCTCAGCCAGCTCAAAGGCGGAAAGAAGATGGGCGAGGATGTCGCTCGGAAGATTGAGGTGGCAGCTGGAAAACCCCACGGCTGGATGGACGTTGCTCAGTTTGGAAAGGCGACGGCCGAGGCTGATATGCATAGCGCCCCATCTCAGCCAGTACCGAGATTTGAGACTCGAGAGGGCTATGTTCGCTTCCCACTCTTGGAGGGATTCGCGGGCATGGGGAAAGGTGACTACATAGGGGACTATCCGGAAGTCGTAGAGAGCCTGCGGGTGTCGCGCGAATGGGTTGAGCGCAAGCTCCCCGGCGTGCCGCCAGAGGTGATCCGGGTCATCACGGGGCGTGGGGACAGCATGAAGGGCCAGTACAACGACGGCGACCTCATCTTCCTGGACACACGGATAAAAACGTTCGACCAGGACTCGGCCTACTGCTTCCGGTGGGAGGGGCGCGTGCTAGTGAAGCGCCTGCAGTTCGTTGGGCGGAACACTCTGCGGATCCTCAGCAAGAATCCAGACTACCCATCGATCGATGCCCCGCTGGACGACATAGAGATCGGCGGGCGGGCATTGGCGGCGTGGACACTCAACGAGTTTTAAGCTCAAAGAAGTGCGGCTGCGGCCGATACAGCCTTACACTCACTCAAGGAACTGAGATGCGCCTTACATTCATAGCTGCCCTTGCCGGCGTCACGATCTCGCTGGCTGGTTGCGTCTCGCCCGCTCAGCGCCAAGCGAAACAATCGCGCATAGACGCCGCAATGCCCGTCTGCATGACTGATCGCCAGTGCGATGCCCAGTGGTCTGCTGCGCAGACTTGGGTAAGCCAACATTGTGGGATGAAAATTCAAACGTCGAACGACGTTCTGATAGAGACTTACGGCAGCCCGCCTAACTCGCCATCCACCGCTTGTAGGGTCAACCGACAGAAGGCTGGAAAGCACGGAGCCGCGCTGCAGATGTGGGTGGGCTGCTCAAATATGTTCGGCTGCGTCCCCGCTTCTGATGATCAGATTGTTGCGTTTGGCGAGTACGTGAAGTCGGCTGGGGCGGCATATGAGCCTCTTAAAATAGGCGTCATGACCCAGGTGGTTGGCTCCAATGGACAGCCGGTTTATACCTTCGCCGAAGCTGCCGGTGTGCGAATTGCCTCGGTGACTCCCGGCGGACGTGCCGATATGGCCGGACTGCGAGCCGACGATGTGATCAAGGGCTTCAATGACGTTCGAATCCGCAATCTCGATGACTGGACCGATGCGCTGGATAAAGTGGGCCCCGGCGATGTGGTTCACGTCAGCGTCCGTCGTGCTGGGCAGGACGTTGTTGTCGATATGCCGCTCTGATGCCCCACCCCGCCGTCGACTGGGCCCAAGCACCGAAGCTCGCCCGATCGTGGGCGGTAGACGCTGACGGCTCGGCGCACTGGTTCATGGCGCCCGATGTGGCTGCCTTTACGACGTTCTGGTTCAGCGAGCCGCTGCCGGCGCCGGACTTCGGGTATGTGGGCGACTACAAGGCCAGCCTGACCGAGCGACCATAAAAAAGCCCCGCTTTCGGCGGGGCCTTTAGTGTTCGTATACGCTGAAATTGTGGTCGAGCCATACGATATGAAAAACGTCACCACGCTTGTAGCCGACCATCGGATTCATTCCTGCAAATCGAATCGCCCAGATCGTAACGTCGTCTGTGATAGAAGCGGGAATCGCCACGCTCATTGAATTTCGATGTATGTTTTCTTTGCCCAGACCGTGGCGAGGTGCGTTCATCACCTCGAGCCAAGTCAATTGGCTCAGAGCTCTTAGCTTCTTAGCGAGAGAGGCCTGCTGATCTCTCTGGCAATTTTCAACGTCGTATCCACGCTGAAGATGACGAAAGCAAAAGACCGGGTAACCCAACACGGATGGCTTTTCAGGTTCGGAGGTTGTCCCTTTGAAGCGCGACGACTTGGCCGGCGCTGGCGTCTTGATTCCCTTCCCCACGTGCTGCCCCCTTAGGCAACTTGATCCTTAAAGAACTCAGTCAATGATCCATGAGAGATCACCTCGTTGAGCTTCGTATTTTTCCACGGATTCTCATTGTGCGTCATGTCACGCAGACGCCAAGCAGAATACTGGCCATAAACGGTGTACACATCGATCGCGATTTCCTTCATCGAATCCTCGATGACGGTAGGATCGAAAACCTCAGGTTTCGGAATCGCCGAAGACCCGTAACCACGGTACTCCTGCCACACATCAGGCACGACAGGTCCATGCTGCCAAGCTTCAATGCGCTCAGCAAACATCGGCTTACCAGTCAGCGCAAGAGCAAAACCCTGGCAGTAGTACAGAAGCTTCTGAAGCTTCAAATGCGAGATAAGTTCGCCGGACTCTTCATCAGTCAACGAAAGAAGATATTTTGCAATGTCGTTCGCGGTGGCCATTAAAATGGACCTCCAAAGTCACGCACTCATGCGCTGCAACTTTCCCAGGTGCCATCGCTGCTCACGTCGGGTAGGTGAACTGGCTTAGTGTCGTCGAAACCTCGCGGGAGCCACATGGGCATCTCCAGCTTCGTACTTGGCAATGATACCGCCACCTTGACAGCTTCGTCTATGAAGACTACGCGCGCGTTCAGCCGATATCCGGCACTTCCGCGATGATCTCCAGCATCACTGGCCCCGCATGGCCCTGCCCCGAGCTTCCCGGCCCGGTGACGTCACGATTGCCCGCCGCGCCCATACCGTCATGGCAGCAGGTAAGGCTGTGGAGTACGCGCGAACAGGCAGTCCCATAAGCTAAATAAATTTAGCTGGTAGCTATTGACAAGGCGTTAGCTGGCAACTAATCTTCTCTCCAACGCCGGACACCCCGGCTTGGAGATGGCAATGCCCTTCACCTTCGTCCCGATGACCGATCAGCACTTGGCAGCCAGCCTCAGCGTTGGCGCCGCCGCTGGGTCCGTCTACAAGATCAGCAAGCAGGCCGACGCCCTCGCCTTCCCGAAAGCCGTCATCGGTGACCTCGAGATTGCGCACGCTGCGCTGAATCGCGCCGCTGCAACACTGATGAACGTCGCGATCCGAAACCACGATGTGGGCCGGGCGATGAACCACTACACCGCGATGGCTGCCGAAGCCGCTGGCGGTGTGGCATGAGCGCCGTCAACGTTCTGGCTGTGCTCGATGCCCGCATTGCCCGCCTCAAACTGGCCGTGGCTAACGATGAAATCGCGTTGGTTCCGGCGAATTATCGAGCAGGCGTTGCGAAGCTGCACCGCGACGAGCTTGCGTCCACCGAGGCGGCTCGCGAAATCGTCGCAGAGCTGATTGCGGCAACCAAGCCGTTCAACCAGATCGTCGGCGGGCGCTTGATGCCGTACAGCCAAACCACGTACGCCGCGCACATCAAGGCGCAGGACCTCTATCGCCTGCAGATGGCGCTGGAGCGCGCGGAAGGTGCCGCATGAGCTTCGAATCCCGCATCGACGCCGCTGTCGCGGATGCCTTGGACCACGAAGAGGTGGTGCAGGACTTCGTGGAGTCCATCACTCGCAGCCTGGGCGCTGATGACGATGTGCTCGCTGATGGCATGGCCGCCTCGCTCTACGACTCCCGCACCCGCACGGCAATCCTCCGTCTCGTCCGGTCCGGCGACCGCCTCGCCGCCGCGACCCTGATGGTCGATTACGCGGAAACCACCTACGTCAACGAACAGGCCGAGATGGCCGCAGAGAAGGAGTTCCGCCTGTGAGCAATGTCGTCCCTACCACGCACATGCAGTACGCCCGTCGCATCCGCCGCTACGGCCGCCAGAACGGTGTGCCCGAGGCACAGATGCGCGCCGCGATCCGCGCAGGCCTCCCGATGCTGACCGAGCGGACGCCCGAGTCGGTTTCCTACGAACACGCTCGCCGCTTCCGTGGCGTCGTCCCGACCGGGAGCACGGCGGCATGAGGCACTACACGCTCACCCATCTCTCGCTGGTTGTTGTCCTCGCAGGACTGACCGCTGCCGCGATCACCGCATGCGGCTCGTTCAAGGCTCGTCCCGACCTGCGCCAGAGCACGCTTACTCAGTCGAGCAACGACTGTGTAAAAGGTCACCAGACGCGTCAGATCGGCACGACCGGTGCCTACGGCACGCCGCTGGTGGAAGTGACGGACAAACCGTGTGGGTCGAAGCCGTGAAGGACTTCGACGACTACATCACCCGCGTGCGTGCCGTCGCTGACGCTCGAAAGCCCATCACCCGTGAGGAATGGAGCGACGTCAGCGTGTACGTGAGCCTGGTGCTCATGGCCGCAATCGTCGCCGCTTTCATCCGTTAACCCCTCTTTCAACACGCCGGGCGACCGGCAAGGAATTCGTATGTCCAAGTCCATCGCATTGACGCCCGTCGAGTCCTCGCAGATCCACAGCATCGGCCACGATGCCGCGACCAGCACGCTCGCGATCCGCTTCAAGAACTACAAGGGCGAGCTCGGCAGCCTGTACCACTACGACAACTTCACCGCTGCGGACTTCGCCGCGTTCAAGGGCGCCGAGTCCATCGGCCGGCACTTCGGCCAGCACATCAAGAACGCGACCGAGAAGTACCCGTTTCGGAAGGTCGACGAGGCGAACGACGCGCCGGTCATCGGCACGAAAACGCTTCGTTTCGAGGGGCACAGCGACGATACGTTTGGCGAATACGCCGTGACGAGCGAAGACCACGATAACTGCGCCAGTGGCGAGCCCATCGAGTGGACGATCACCTCCCCCAGCTCGCCCGGTGTCGGCCTCGTCGTGACCGGCCAGCACTGCCCCGGTGAGTCCGGCTCCTGGCTGGTCGGCATTGCAAGCTACGACCCGGAGTTCAACGACAACGCCATGCCCGCCTGGCCGGCGCGCTTCGTCCCGGACCTGCGTCGCGCTGCGGGGCAGCGTAACCCGGTCCTTGAGATCGATGTCCCCGCCGACTTCGTCCTGCACTGCCTCCAGCGCGACGGCGTCGACGCATAACCCATTCCCACACCGCGCCGGCGGACACCGGCAAAGGATTGATATGTCCCGCTCCGATAACGCCGTAGCCGTCCGCGAAGACTTCGCTGGCACCAGTTCCACCCTTGCCGTGCAGGAAACGGCGTCGTCGGCAGTCGCCGCTCAGGCGAAGGCCATGGTCGAAGCGCGCTACATCATGGCGATGCGCAAGCCGCGCCAGTGGGACCAGGTTCGTCAGGATCTGCTAAAGGAATGCCGCCGCCCCAGCTTCGCGAATAACAAGTCGGCGTATTACCGCAAACCCATCGGTGACGGCGTCGAGGGCTTGGGTATCCGATTCGTTGAGGTCGCCCTCCGCTGCATGACGAACGTGCTGGTCGAGACGTCAATGATCTTCGAAGACGAATCGAAGGAGATCCATCGCGTCTCGGTTACCGACCTCGAATCGAACCTTACCTATCCGCTCGATGTCCGGGTCACGAAAACTGTCGAGCGGTCCCGCGCCGCAGAAGGCGAGTACATCAGCGTTCGCAAGAACAGCCGTAACTACAACGTCTACACCGTCCGTGCAACCGAGGATGACCTGCTCAACAAGCGTGCTGCGCAAATTTCGAAGGCAATCCGCACCCTTGGCCTTCGCATCATTCCCGGTGACCTGCAAGACGAGGCGGAAGGCATCATCAAGTCGATCCGCTTGGACGAGGCTGCGCGTGACCCTGACGCCGAGCGGAAGCGCTTGGCGGACGCCTTCGGCGAGATCAACGTCAAGGCTTCCGATCTGGCCGCCTACCTCGGCCACGCGCTCGACAGCTGCTCGCCTACCGAACTGGTGAACCTGCGAGGCATTTACGGCGCCATCCGCGACGGCGAGTCGTCGTGGAAGAGCGTGATGGACAACAAGGCGGAGCAGTCGGGCGGCAGCAGCGCGACGACGACGAGCAGCGGATCGAAGGAACTGCCGTTGTGCAGCGATGAGACCTTTGAGAAGAAGAAAGCCGGCTGGAAAAAGACGGTCGAAGCCGGTAAGGCAGTCAACGACCTCATCGCGATGATCCAGACGCGGGAATCGCTCACCACCGAGCAGAAGCTCGAGATCGCATCGTGGGCAGACAACGGGAGCGCCGAATAATGAAGATTCACGACCTTGTACAGGGTAGCGACGAGTGGGCAGCATTCCGCCTGACGCGACACGGTGCCAGCGAAGCCGCAGCCATGCTCGGCCTCTCCAAGCTGACGAAGCGCTCCGACCTTCTCCGCATGAAGCACCTGGGCGACGCGAAGGAGTTCAGCGACTGGGTGCAAGAGAACATCCTCGACCACGGCCATCACGTGGAAGCGCTGGCTCGCCCGCTCGTTGAGGCCATCATCGGCGATGACTTGTACCCCGTCACGTGCTCTGACGAAGACGTGGGCGGCCATCTCTCGGCGTCTTGCGACGGCCTGACGATGGACGGGAAGACCGCCTTCGAGCATAAGCAGTGGAATGCCTCACTTGCCGCAATGGTAGCCGTCGGAGAGGTGCCCGACGAGCACATGCCGCAGTGCCAGCAGATCATGATGATTACCGGTGCCGAGCGCGTGATCTTCACCGTGTCCGACGGCACGCCGGACAACCTTGTGTGGGTGGAGGTTCTTCCCGACACCGCGTGGTTCGAGCGCATCGGGGACGGATGGGCGCAGTTCGACCGCGACCTCACCGATTACGCCCTCCCGGAACAGAAGCCGGTGATGGTCGCCGAGGTTGTCCAGGCGCTTCCGGCGGTTGCTGTGCAGGTCGTCGGTCAGATATCGATCCGCGAAAACTTCAACGTGTTCGAGACGGCGCTCCGCGACTTCCTCGACAACAAGCTGATCCGCGAGCCCCAGACCGATCAGGACTTCGTCGACCTTGACCAGCAGATCAAGGCCATGAAGAGGGCCGAGGACACGCTCAACGCAGCGGAGTCGATGATGCTCGCCCAGATCGAGAGCGTCGACCAGGCGAAGCGCCAGAAAGACATGCTCACCAAGCTGGTGCGCGACAACCGGCTCATGGCCGAAAAGCTGCTGGAGCGGGAGAAGGCGAGCCGCCGTGCTGAGCGTATTGAGTCCGCCCGCTGGCTCTTCACCAGTCACGTCGCCGAGCTCCAGCGGGAGATACATGGACTCCGTATCGATGTGGTGATGCCGGACTTCGCAGGCGCTATCAAGGGGCTCAAGACCCTCACCAGTATCGACGACAAGCTCGACACGGCGCTGGCGAACGGCAAGATCGCCGTTGATCGCCAGGCGAAGGACCTGCGCGCCAAGCTGGCGTGGGTCGATGAGAACGCCGGCGAGCATCGAGCGCTGCTGGCCGACCTGCAGCAGCTGGCTGCGAAACCGCTGGACGACTTCAAACTGGCTATCACTGCTCGTATCGATGCTCACAAGCGAGCGGAGGAAACGCGCCTTGAGGCCGAGCGCGAGCGCATCCGCCAGCAGGAGCGCGCGATACTGGAGAAGGAACAGGCCGACGCCGAGCGGGAACGCCTCGAGGCCGCCGAGCGCGAGCGCGCCGCTGCTGCGCCTGCAGAAGAGCCGGAACCGGTGGTGGCACCGGCGGCAGCCCCTGAGCCGCGCAAGCCCTACGTCGAGGCGGTGGGCGACCTCGTCGGTCACCGTGATGTAACCGCCGAACTGCGCGCGATGGAGGATCCGCTCCCGTTCGCGACGACGCCGTCCGCACCTGCCCGCACGATCAAGCTCGGCGAGATCAACCAGCGGATCGCCCCGCTCGCGATCTCCGCCGACGGCCTGGCATCCATCGGCTTCCATCCGGTCAGCACCGAGCGTGGCGCGAAGCTCTACGCCGAGAGCGACTTCGTTGCCATCTGTCGCGGCCTCTACGCCGTGATCCAGAAGGCGGCCACCGAGCTCCGGCAGGCGGCCTGATGCGAAGCGCCGACACCCAGACCGACTTCTGGCCTGACGGCGTGTACGACGTCGTCGCCACCCAGCGCCGTGAGTTCTGGCGCGACGGCGAGATGAAGCGCCACGCGGACCGCATCTGCTGCGGCATCGCCCATCCCCACTTCGGCGAGCTTCGCCACAAGTGGGGGCATTACCCCGACCTGCCGGCTACCGCCGCAAGGAAAGTAGCATGACCGATCCATACCGCGAGTTCCTCGAACGCAAGGTCCGCATGGCCCCGACGGCAGGCTTCGATGTCGCCGACGAAGATATCCACCCGATCCTGCTGCCGCATCAGCGCGCCGCCGTGCGCTGGGCCTGCGCCGGCGGCCGTCGTGCCCTGTTCGAAGCCTTCGGCCTGGGCAAGTCAGTGCAGCAGCTGGAAATCGTACGGCTGGCCATGGCGCACGCGAATGGCCCCGGGCTGATCGTGGTGCCGCTTGGCGTCCGGCAGGAATTCCGCCGTGACGCCGCCATGCTCGGTCTCGAAACCCGCTTCGTTCGCACCACGGCTGAGGTGGACCCCGCGTTTGCAGGTATCCACCTGACGAACTACGAGAGCGTGCGCGACGGCAAGCTCGACCCTAACGTATTCGCGGCAGCGAGCCTCGATGAGGCTTCCGTGCTGCGCAGCTTCGGCTCGAAGACCTACCAGACGTTCCTGCGCCTGTTCGACGCCGTGGCCTTCCGCTTCGTCGCCACCGCCACCCCGTCCCCGAACCGCTACAAGGAGCTGATCCATTACGCCGGATTCCTCGGGGTGATGGACACCGGCCAGGCACTCACGCGCTGGTTCAAGCGGGACAGCACGCAGGCGAACAACCTGACGATCTACCCACACAAGGAGCGCGAGTTCTGGCTCTGGGTCGCTTCATGGGCCCTGTTTCTCCAGCGGCCGTCGGATCTCGGGTTCAGCGACGAAGGGTACGACCTACCGCCCCTGACGATTCACTACGTCGAGGTGCCCGTCGACCATGGCAGCGCCGAGGCCGACCGGGATGGCCAGGGCAACCTGTTCCGCGACGCAGCCATGGGCCTGCGTGATGCCGCGCGCGAAAAGCGCGACACCCTGCCGGCGCGCGTCGCCGCGGTGAGCCGGATCCTCGAGGACAACGCCGACGATCATTTCCTCGTCTGGCACGACCTCGAGGCGGAACGGCATGCCATCGCTGCGGCCGTGCCCGGCATCGTCAGCGTGTACGGCGATCAGGAGCTCGACGACCGGGAGGCAGCGGTCATCGGGTTCAGCGAGGGCAAGATCGCGCGTCTCTCCGGGAAGCCCGTGCTGATGGGCAGCGGATGCAACTTCCAGCGCCATTGCCACAAAGCGGTTTACGCGGGCATCGGCTTCAAGTTCAACGACTTCATTCAGTCGATCCACCGTATCCAGCGCTTCCAGCAGCCGAACCCGGTCGAGGTGTGGATCGTCTACGCCGAGAGCGAGCGCGAGGTATTGGCGACGCTGCAGGCGAAGTGGACGCGGCATAACGAGATGGTGGGAAAGATGAGCGAAATAATCAGGGAATACGGCCTTGGGCATACCGCCATGGCCGACGTGCTGTCACGCTCCATCGGTGTCCAGCGCATCGAGGTCAGCGGTCGCGACTGGGTCGTGGCGAACAACGACTGCGTGGCGGAAACGCAGGGCATGGAAGACGACTCGGTCGACCTGGTGGTGACCTCGATCCCCTTTGCCAACCACTACGAGTACAGCCCCAGCTACAACGACTTCGGCCACACCGACAACAATCTGCACTTCTGGTCGCAGATGGACTTCCTCACCAGCCAGCTGCTCAGGATCCTGAAGCCCGGACGGATCGCCGCCATCCACGTGAAGGATCGCATCGAGTTCGGCAACGTGACGGGCGCCGGCGTACCCACGGTCAGCCCGTTCCACGCGGAAGCCATCGCCCACTACTCCGGCATGCCTGCGCTGGGCCTCAAGGGTCACGGCTTCGACTACCGCGGCCTGATCACCGTCGTCACCGATGTGGTGCGTGAGAACAACCAGACCTATCGCCTTAGCTGGACGGAGCAGTGCAAGGACGGCACGAAGATGGGCGCCGGCTCTCCGGAATACATCCTGCTGCTGCATAAGCCGCAGACGGACCGGTCGAAGGGCTACGCCGACACGCCGGTGCGCAAGGAGAAGGTTTCTTACACCCGTGCCCGCTGGCAGATCGACGCGCACGCCTTCTGGCGCTCCAGCGGCCAGCGCCTACCCACCGTGGACGAGCTGACCAACCTCGGCCCGGACAAGCTGGCGAAGCTCTTCACAAACTACACCCTGGACACGCTTTACGACTACGAGTCCCACGTAAGGATTGGTGAGGCGCTAGAAGCGCGCGGCGCCCTGCCCTCGAGCTTCATGTCGCTAGCCCCAGGCAGCCACCACCCTGACGTCTGGCACGACGTGAATCGCATGCTGACGCTCAACGGCGAGCAGACGCGGCGTGGGCTCGAAAACCATATCTGTCCCCTGCAGTTCGACATCGTGGACCGGCTCATAAACCGCTTTAGCAACGAGGGTGACCTCGTGTTCGATCCCTTCGGCGGGCTGTTCACTGTGCCACTGAGGGCGCTTAAAGCTGGCCGTCGCGGCCGTGCCGTGGAGCTGAGCACGCCCTACTTCTTTGACGGCATCAAGCACCTGCAGGCTGCCGAGGCCCAGCTGTCCATGCCGTCGCTGTTCGACACCCTTCCGCCGGCACAGCAGGAGGCCGCATGAAGACCCTGACCGACACCTACACCGTCAGCAACGCCGGCGAGCACGGCACCTTCTTCGTCCGCACGGGAGAGCGGTACAGGAACACCTGGCTACAGCTCACCGTGCAGTCGACCTTCGGCACGTTCGGCTACACCTTCGGGGCCATCGGTGGAACTGCGGCTGCCTTCCTTTCCGATGTCAGCTTCGACTACCTGATGGGAAAGCTCATGGGTAACGACGCGATGGTGTTCGACGCGGCGACGACGGCGCGTTCTGTGAAGGAGTTAATCGTCAGGCACCGGCGCCGCGATGACTTGAGCAACCATGAGGCTCGCCAGTTGTGGGATGCGCTCGAGGAAGCCGTCGACCTCCATCACCCCAGCGAAGATCTCTTCTTCGTAGCGCTCTCCGAAGAGCCGCTGTTCTTCGACTGGGAGGTGTGGGACATCGCGCGCCGAGTTCCTAGCCCGCAGGCCGTCGGCTTCTGGGAGAAGCTCTGGCCGCTCTTCCTCGCCGAACTGCAGGCCACGGGCCAGATGGTGGCCGCATGACCACCAAGCACATCACCCAGCGCGAGGCGCGTGCGCTGAAATGGCGCGTTGCCCAGCTTGAACAGCTTGAGGAAGACCGCCGGAATCGGTGGGTGCGCGACTATCCCGATGGCACCCATCTTGGCTCGATCGTCATCAGCGACGTCGACGCGGCGAAGATCCGCACCGCTCGCCTGCTCGAGCACGCCGTCGTCGTCACCAACGGCGACCGCAGCGAGATCCACCTCTACGCCCTGCCCGTCGCCAAGGAGCCGAACGCATGAGCAAAGAACTGTGGTGCATCTATATCGCCGGCCCCGATGACCTGGTGGCGATGCCATCTAAGGCCGTCGCCGAGGCCGTGGCGCGCAACTTTAACGCTATCTGGGACCGCTACGGCATTGAGCGCGGACACGACGTGCGGGCTGTCGCGCATGCTGAGCCGTGGATGCACGGCAAGGAAGCGCACACGAAGGATTTGCGCGAGAACTTTCACAAGTACGCCGACCTGGTCCTCGAAGAAAGCGCCACGCCGAGCGCCCAGCCTGCTCAGCCTGTAGAGGCGGCGGACGTTCGAGCGGCGTTCGAGAAGTGGGCGGCTACGGAGCATTTCATCCTGCACGTCCGCGATGCTAAGGGCGCGGCGTCGCCGGGCAAGTACGCGTCCTTTGACACGCAGATTGCGTGGGAATCGTGGCAGGCCGCCCTCGCCCATCCCCGCCCCACGGGTGCCGTCGCGTTGATGTCGGTTGTCCCCGGTGGCGATCCGGTGTTGCAGCCCATGGAAGCCTGGAAGCAGCTCTCACCGGGCAACCACCTTCTCTGTGCCGCCCCCACGGGTGAGCAGGCTGGGGAGGTGGTGCCGTACACCGCCGAGGTCGTTGCCGAAGTGGTGCGTGGCGATGACGGTCAGAACAAGCTGTCGTTCGTGATCGAGGGCGCGGAAGCCGCTCTAGAGGTCGGCGAAACGCTGTACATGATCGCTGGCCTGCCGATGCCCGACGACGGAGCTATAGATGTGTACCTGGCCCAGCCGCGCCCTACGGGCGTGCCGGATGGGGTGACCGTCGATGCTGTCAGGTATCGGAAGCTGCGCGCTGCGCCGCTGGGTGAACCGGGCATGCCATGCATCGCAATTCCGAAGAGCAAGCGTGATGGCACCTTCGTAAACGGGGCTGATGCTGACGCGGCCATCGATGGCATCGCCCTCCCCGATGCAAGCCTTTTGCTGGAACATCGGCTCGCGGAGGCAATAGTGCCCTTCGAAATCGCGCACAACGTTTGCGGACCCGGAACGGAATATGCCAGAGGCTACGGTGACGCATGCGGCGACGTCGTAAAAGCAATCCGGCCACTGCTCGCCGCCGCGCCCGCTCCGGGCAAGGGTGGTGAGGCATGAACAAGGTCATCGTATTCCCGCGTGGCCAGCTCTCGGCCGAGGACAAGGCCAGCATGCGCGAGATGGGCATTGCCGTCGTTGAAGCCGACGATCCGTCGAAGGTGGTGACGGTGATCCCGGTCGTGCCGTCGGCGCCGATCACGAACCCTGATGACTTTGCGATGGCCCTACTTCACAGCGTCGCGGTGACGACTTGGGAAGAGCCGAAGCGATTGTTCGTTGCTGAGTTGCATCGCCGCATGCTCACTCGTGAGAAGGCCAAGGCTGCGCCCGGCGTGGAGGTGGAGTCGTGAGCCACCAGTCACTGAAACAGTTGGCGAAGCGCTGTGAGCGCCTCGGCAGTGCCAGAAACGCTTGTGTTCAAAAGCCGCTTCGCGCGATCAAGCTGCTCAACGGTATAACCGCGATCGTCGGGCGGCTCCCATTCCCATCCCTCCCGCGCGAGCCGGCGCTCCTCGTCCATGCTGTGAAGTGCAAAGAATGCGCGCTGGACGGGCGCGGCTGCCGGCCCCAGGTCAGCGAGCGAACCTTGAATATCAACGAGGCGCTGTGGAAACGGGTCGATGTCCCAAAGGGCGATGTCGTTGTTCGGACCATCCGTTCCGATCTTGCTCGCATGGCGGCCGGCTTCAAGTTGATTGCGAGCCCAAGTAAGCATCTCATTGTGTTGCGTGAGCGGCGGCAGGAGCACGAGTGCCGAAGCGCGAGCGTGGGCAGCGGCCAGGGACCGTCGCGAGGAACGGTCAGACCACCAGAGGAGCAGCGTCAGTCCCATCGCAACGATGGCTCCAATGGCTTGTACCCATGCGGCCGATCCTTGGTGCGCCTCTACCCACTTGAGTACCTCGCCCATGCGTGAACTCCCAATCCTGATGAATGGCGCCATGGTGCTCTTGGTCGGGCCGAGCGGCAAGGCGCGTTCAGTCCCGGTACGTTCCGCTGATCACGGCCTCGGTGCGGCGAGCATCCTGCTCGGCGATTTGCCGTGCCTCGGCCTCGCTCGCGCAGGAGCGGGTCGCGCCGGATACAGAAGTCGTTCCATTAGGCGGCTCAACGGCTTCCATGGCCACGCCGTGGTCTTGGTACAAAGCCCATCGACCAACCCACCGTTCGCAGTTGCCGGGATCGGGGACGGTAGCAATAAGCGCCCATTGGGCACCGACTTGGATGGCGTCAGCCATGGGCTCGGTCCTGAATATTTTTCGGCGCATATCCTGGGCTACATCGCTGAGGTTCGCAACTGATGGGCTACCGCAACCCTCTCTTGCAGTTGGATGCCGGGCGCGCGCTCGCGGCCCTGCCGGCGGAGCAGCGGGTGCCGCTCGAACGACTGCTGCGCGAGCTTCGCCACCAAGCGAACGCCGAAGCCGAGAAGGCCTGGGCGAAGCGCAAGGGCCCCATGGCCGCCTACTGGCGAGCTGTATCCACTTACGCGCGGCACACCGCGCATGCCCTACGACAGGAGGTGCCCCATGGGGGCAGCTGAAGACCTGCACGCGCCGTTCGACGAGGCTGAAGCCGCCCGTCGCCTCGGCGTCAGCAAGGCGACGCTCATGCGCGAGCGTGTCGCCGGCAAGATCCATCCGATGCGGATCGGGCAACGCGTGATCCGTTACACCGAAACCATTCTCGACGAGTATCGACAGCAATGCAGGAACGCACCGGCCAAATCGGCGACTACTGGCTCAGCAAGCGCCGGGGATCGGACCAGTGGTGCCGCACGTGGTTCGACCCCGACACTCGACAAACGCGACGCGCATCGCTTGGCACAGACGATCTTCAAGCGGCGAAGCTGATCTTGTGGGAGTGGTTCGCCAAGCACGGAAGACTTGGCAAGCAGGCGGCGCACGACACCAGCGTAGAGATGATCTTCGTGCGCTACTACCAGCAGCACGCCGATGGCTTGGAGTCGGCCGAGATGGCGCGAGTGGCGCTCGGCTACTGGTCCGATTTTTTCGCAGGGGCCACGGTGGCTGAGGTGACGCCGCAGCGGCAGCGCGAGTTCATCGCCTGGCTCAAGGCCCAGCGCGTGCCCGAGCTGTCGGATGGCTACATCAAGCGCATCCTGACCGTGGGCAAGGCGGCTATGACTCGGGCGTGGAAGGAGGGGGAAATTGATTCTGTCCCGTACGTGATCCCGGGGAACGACGGCCCGCCGCGGGATGTTGTACTGACGGTCTCGCAGTCGACCGCGCTGTGGAACGCGGCGGAGCTTCCGCACGAGCGGATGTACCTCGCTCTCGCCTATGGCACGGCGGGGCGTCCGGAGACGATCCTCGATCTGGAGAAGGGTTTCGTCGACTTCGGCCGCCGCCTACTCCACACGAACCCGCCAGGGCGCGCGCAGACGCGCAAGCACCGCCCCGTGGTGCCGGTGGGTGACTTCCTCCTGCCGTGGCTCATGCAGGCGCCTGACGGCCCGCTCGTGAGCTGGAGAGGGAGGCCCATCGAAAGCTTCAAGACCGCATGGCGGAAAATGCGCGATCGCGCGAAGTTGCCGAAGGGGTTCGTCGCGAAGGACATTCGCCACACGATGGCGACGGAGATGCGCGCGCAGGCCGTGCCCGAGGCTGAGATCGCGGGCTTCATCGGGCACCGCGCCTATGGCGGCAAGACGGAGGTATACGCGAAGTACCGGCCGGACTACCTGGGGCAGGCGGTCGCCGCGATCGACGGATACATGGGCCGACTGCGTGCTAGTTGCGTGTTAGAGCCGGGGTATTTACCCGAACGAAAGGCACAAAAAAAGGAGCCTTGA